AACCCCCTTAAATAACTAGGACAATAAAAGGCACTTGAAAAACTTAAAGATACAATAGGGGCTATTTTTTTATTAGTATTAAATAAAGCCCTAAAAGGCACTTTTAAAGATATATTAGCCTCTTTTAACTCTATATAATAGCCGTTGTTGTTGTCTTTATTTGTTAGTTTATATTTGCCACTTGTCGCCCTTGATATGCTAAAACAAGCCCCTAAAAAGTAAGGGCTTAAAGCATAATAAGTATTTTTATTAATATCGCCGTTTTTAGTCATTTTTAAAACCTCTTAAATAAGTTATCGTGTAATTATTACACGATACAAGTATTATTTATTGTCTTGACTATATATAAACTTATCGTGTAATTATTACACGATACTATATTAATTATATGCTAGACTGTAATTACAGTTTTTAAAGTCAACTTGATTTTTAAATTTTTAGTCGTGCCTAAAACGTTTAAAATTAACTTTAATAAAATCAAGTTAACTTTAATAACAGCCGTTATATTTTAGATCCAATTTTTGATCCGAAATATAACACCGTTATATTTTTGGATCAAAAGTGCCTGGTTTTAGTGGCAAAAGCAGCTGAAAACGTCCAAAATCCCCCAAATCTGATCCAAAATTGGCAAAAATTTCGTAAAAATTTCGTAAAAATTTCGTAAATCTCGTAAAAAGTTCGTAAAAAGTTCGTAAAAATCTCGTAAAAATTTCGTAAAAATTTCGTAAATCGTGTAAAAAATACACAAGGTTTAAATATCGGTAAAACTAATATGATATCATGAAAACTATTGGCATAACAAAAGATATCAGAAACTTGATTGAGGCGAATGCTGAAGATGGCGAGACTATCAACGAGACACTCGAAAGGCTGTTGAATGATGTGGATGAACTTGTACCATATGAACCGAAGAAACCTAATCGTACAAATATCACCATCACCGATGAAAATTTCAATAGGTTAGAGTCATTGAAATCAAATAAAGAGTCATACAATTCAGTAATTGAAAGGCTGATAATTTCAGAAAAAGGAAAAAGCGAGTGATTTATCATAATCAAAAACAAATGTTTACTTGAGGATGAAACATTGCCCAGCCTCACGAGGGCTGGGGGTGTACACTCATCCTCAATCACCTCCTTTGGAGGACATCTACGGATGGTGTAATTGAGAATCATCAGGAACTCGAGTTAAAATCGGAAGAACCCTAGATGTTGGTGCAAATCCAACTCCGTAGACTTGGAACTTCTAATATCTAATACATGACTTTGGGAGAGTAGGTTTTTTCTTTATTTTCCCCTACTCTCCGACACCTCTAATTTTATGAATTTTTGCAATGATTTCAGCAGAATCTGAAATCAATTTGCTTAAAAATTCAAAATCGATTTGCCTAAAAAGTTGGGGAAGTCCAGCCTCATTTTCTCGGAAAGTCTCAAATCGATTTCCCTAAAAATCAGGAATCTGTTTGCCTAAAAATCTCGGAATCTCATTTTTGAAATGCTGGGGAAATAACATTGTTATATTTTTGAGAAATAATTCTACTGTTTTCAGATGAAATCTATAAAACAAAAACCCTAAAAAATGTAAAATTCCTTAACTGAAAATCGGAGAATCTCTAAAATAAGCATAACATGATATGATCCGACCAAACTGTCAGAGACAGTTGTGAGACTGGTCATGAGTGGACCATACCACGGCAGACCTAGGATGCTTTTTGACTAAAAAAAGCAATCTGCATATAATTATTGTGTTATAATATTATATATATTCTTCTGAAAAAGGAATGCCGATACCTTTATATACTGTACCTTACAAAAATAAAGAATGTAAGTTACTTGACAAGGAGTGAGACCCTTGACAGAAACTTATGTTTTCTTTAAATAAAACCCTAGGATGTGATTGACATATGAAATCTTTCATAACCAAGTCAGGTGAGGTTGCTTATGTTCCTACCGACTTTGAAGTGAAATTGATCAGGACTGCATTAAGGCAGTTTCAAAGTACTCTTCCTAGCAAGGGAGAGGTTATAGATGGCTAGGTCACAAGGCTTTATTGGGGCTTTAGACCAGTATTGGACTGTCGAGGAAAAACCAAGACTCGACAGAAGAAACACTTTCTTCGAGGACTACCCACAACCATCAAATTGGGATGCTCTGAAGTTCGGAATTATATCAATTACCTTAACAATTGTTATAATATCTGTTAGCATGGTGGCGATTCATTTATGATTAACAAGAACCACCATTACTTCACCAACAAGAAGTATATGTACACCCATGTCTGCATTAAACGTAGTGGGATGTGGATGGTCTTTGAAAAGGTAAAGAACTATCCTCTTGGCAGACCAATCGCAATGGGAACTACCCAAGGCGAAGCGATTGAAAATGCCTCCTCAATCAAGGGAGTCAAACACTATATGATTGAGGTGATAGAATGAACACGGTTGACCAACTTGTCATCTTCAGCGAGGAGATTGAAATCCTCCTCGAGGATGAGGAACTTCTCAATGAGGTGCTGGAAGATGTCAGATAGGGATGTCTATGAAAGGCTCGAGGAAATCGTGCCGAAGAGGAAACTCGAGGATATGGATGTCATTGAAGTTGAAACCAGTTGCAAGGTTGCTTTTCAAATCATCGGCTACAAACTCAAGGCATTCGACAAATCATTTCAAAAGGCATGGAAACACTCCGTGGCAACCATGCTCTTCGAGTTCATCTTTGATGTATATCAGGAGGATAAAAAATGAACCAAAACTGGTTTAAAGAATGGAAAGATGGTGTGAAAGAATTAAACAGGAATTCCGATGAGATTTCCAAGGGCAAGGATGAAGCCTTTGGACTTCTCTCCGACAAGATTAAAAGGATTTTCGATGCCAACGGAACACCAGTCGAATCCGTGAAGTTCAGCAGAGACTGTTCTGTTGTCCGTGTTCACTTGACTGGCAACACTACAAACTCAATTGGCTTCAGAAAATCTTTCTTGTTTGATATCGGAATGCCGTTCTCTGTGAAAAGAGAACTGAATGAGTTGGCTCAAAATGAGCTCTATATCGAACTTTACCCTCTCGAGGATGATTGAGATGGAGGAAATGGCTGATGCACTTGTGCATTCCGTACTGAAACCGATGGGCATCTACATCGATGACTCATCAGCAATCATCATTGAGGATAAGGAACTGTTCTTCAAGGCTTTGAAAGAACATATCACCAAATTAGAAGAGAGTTAACATCTACTCTCTCTTCATTATTGTGGTGATACAAGTGTCATGAGGATTTCGACCCTCCGTTTCTTGTGGCACTTGTATTACCACAGTAATGTGGTAAGGAAAACATTTGAGTGGTGGTTGAGTTGAATATATACATTTGCGATTACATCGATCCAGCAGTAAATCAACTCGATTCTTTAGTTGTTGAGGCTGTGGATGATGACACGGCAAAAGAATTAGCAATAAAAGAACTCAAGACCCTCGGCATTCCTAAAAGATATTTAATCAAAATTGAGGAGGCTATTTAATTGGCAACAATAATTGAAGATACTGGAGGAGACAAGAAGTTTCCTAAAGAACCAGTCGACAAAGACCTCTTATTGTCTTCATTGAGAGACTATCAGAAAGGTGGTGTTGTACTAGGAGTTGAAAAGGTCATAGAACCTAAACTGAATTCATATGGGAAAGTAACAATCAATACTATTCTCACCATAATCGGATCTTTCGAGAAATGTAGGCAATACATTCTTGATGAGGATGGTCAGTACACTTTTTATGTGGATGAAAAATCAGGCGAAAAGAGGAGAGATGTGAAAGTGGATGATGGTCAGTTAGCAACTGTCTTTTTCCCATTCTATGCCGTACCACAAGGCGATGGCTTGGATGAGAACACAACTCTCGTTATAACCCCTGGCACTTCATCATACAGTTTCTTTAGAGAAGCCTATATTGATGCAGAGGAACTCCCAGCAGACATGGGCTTGGATGCTTTCAGCACCAATTTCAAGGAAATGAAAGAAGTTTTAAACGGCTTCACATTCCGTGGCAGATATGCCGAGGGAGGTAGCAAAAGAAAATTTGCATACCTTAAATGCGAAGGAGTGGAAGAGGTAGATTAAATGACTTGCAAATATTTTTACGGACAACTTGGAAACGGTTTCTCCATGGGTGTGGGAAACCATGAACTGTTAAGAATTTGGTTTAAGGTTGATGGGGAATCAGAAACCCCTTTGACCAAACTTGAAGCCGAAAACATCTGTGAAAAGATAATCAGATATCTTGAAAAGGAACACCCTATTACAGATGAAATGGCTGAAGTTTATGGCGATTCAGATGAAGCCATAAAGAAACTGGACATCATGAACAAACTGGCTAACGATGAACTCTCCGAAGAAGAAAAAGAAGAGTTAAAAGCCAAAATGTTCCTCGAAATGCTAATGAGTGGATGTTCAGATGATGATTGTGGTTGTGGAGATTAAATAGACTTGTGGGTGAAAGTTCTTGATGGTGTCGAGATTCGCTGTGTCGAACAAACTGGCAAGAAGCGATATCGATACGAATCAAAAATGGGAGACAAGACCGAGGTCATCTCCCACGAGAACAATTCACCTACACAGACATCTGTGCAGTCACAGTTGCATCGTTTTTTAAAGGGAATCCTACAAGGAAACTGCTATCCCAACGAGTTGGATGGCAAAATTATCTCAATAAAAAACGAGCTCGAATCTGCAATTGAAACTGAATATAAGGAATCTGATTCATCAAACGAAAGGGAAATTGAGAAGAAGTACTTGGATCTGTACACGAATTTCGAGTACTTCCTCAAGGACTTTAATATGACTCCGTTGGAACTGATAATTGCGACATCCCATTGTTTGGGAGTGGGAAAGCCTCGAGAAATCGTTCGTGCCTTTTTTGGATATTTCCAAACCTATTGTGGTGAAAAAGGCACAAATGTAATCGCCATAGGAAGCCCAGCATCAGGAAAATCTTTTACATTGGAAACAGCACTTTCCATGATTCCTCAAGAACGAGTGAGTTATGGTGCGAAGAGTGTTGCTTATTTCTTCAGAAAGTACAATCAAAAGGATTTGACTGGCTGGATTTTTTTTATCGGTGATTTGGGAGGGGCTGAAGATGATGCCGAGACAATCAAGTTCCGTGATAAACTCAAGCAGTTGACCACCGATGGTTATGCTGAAAGAGGCATTGTCGACAAGGAGTCTATGGAGGAAATGGACCAATGGGTGAAAGGCTATCCATCCCTCTCTTACACTACAGCGAGGGAAGAGATGGTCAATGAGCAAGAGAAGACAAGAAGTGTCATGTTGACTCCATCGCCGTTGGATACTGGGAAACTTGTGGTTTTCAAATATCTGATGGAGAATCATGGTGCATATCATGACAAACTCGAGCTGCTCTTCAGCATCCGTGACAGCATCAAGGGATTGGTGTACAAGTTTTCTCCAGCCGATTATGACTGGTTCAATCCGTATATGTTCTGCATTGAGGAACATCTCATGAACCACGATGATTTCCCTAGGAAGATAGATGAATTCAATGCCATACTCAAGTTGGTAACGATTCTCAATAATCCTCAAAAACTGATGCATCGTATGTATTATGATGAGGACTATCAGCAGAAAGACACCGATGTATTCATTTCCTCAAAGAGAGATGTCATAAATGCACTAAATATCTTTGATAGTGCAAATTTACTTCCTGATGAAACACGATTTGCTAATGGTATTATCCAAGAATACTCATTATTCGAGGCTACACCTACAGTAGACAGCGACAAAACTTGGGAGGATGTCATCGAGGAGGAAATGGAGTACTGCCAACTCGAAGATGGATCTTACAAACTGGACAAGAAAGTGAGAGAGAAAGTGTTTACACTAAAATCTCTCGGAAAAGAACATAGGGATAAAAGATGGTATCGTAAGAGCCGTAACTACATCGCCGAGAGGGTTGATAAGTTGCTGGAGGAAAATATTCTAGTATATGTCGGTAAGGAGCATGGAACAAGACACAACATCTATGCTCTTAACGAGGGCATGACTTCTTCTGTCGATTCACCTTTACCCAACTTTGAAAAGAAATCCCTCATTGACAAGGCAACAAATCTCTTCAAGAGAGTATTCCCAAATCAAATAGAGGAATATGAGAAATTCCTTGCAACTGACGTCGATGTGGATACAACAGACATCTTTGAAAAGGTAACACCGATTATCCCTGATTTACCATACTTGGAGGGGGAATTCGATGAGTTATAAGTATTGGCTGAAAAAGGGTCAGCATATAATAACTGTGCGAGACCGAGCAACTGGGTTTGCTCACCAGCACAGATATTGGAACGAGGATGTTATCAAAAAAGTGTTAGCCGAACAAAAACAAACTGAAGATATCTATATAAGCAAATATCCTCAAAATAGGCTGGTCGATACTATAATTCTCGATTTTGACTCCGAGGATATAAAAGAGGCATACAAGGATGTCTCAAGGATGCGAAACTACCTTACAAAAGAGGGTCTCAACTGTGTAATCGTTGAGAGTGGTTCTAAAGGATATCATTTATACATTCAAATATCACCATTCTTATTCCGTGATACGGAAATTCGCAATGGTGTCAATTGGGGAAGTTACTTCAATGCTTTTGTCTGTTTCTTGATACATGACTCTCACACTACATATGAAACCCTTGACAAGACCAACTTTAATGCTGGTCTGAACGGAAATATCCGTTTGATAGGTTCAAAGCATCCGAAGACTGGGAAAGTATGCAGAATAATCGAAGGTTCTTTCATTTCCGAATATCCAGTCACAAAGGTCCAAGATGAGGCACAGAAGAAAGCCTATCTGAAGATTGAGATTGTGGAGGAGGAAAAAAAGCAGAGAATCAAAAAGACTAAAGTCATCGGTGGAAATGATCCGATTTCAGCCAATGATTTGAGAAATGTGTTCCGCGAAATAACTGGAGATATCAAGTTATATCCCAAAGGCTACGGCTACTGCCGTTGTCCAGTCCACGGAGACCAGCATCCCTCTCTTTTAGTCACAAAGGACTGGTTCAGTTGCTCTGCTTGTGATTTCCGTGGAAATGTTTGGACTCTTCGCAAAATGAAGTTTGTGGACTTCGATGAGAAAGGGAGAGTAATTAAAAGATAATGCAATTGGAAATAGACATACGAGAAGCCGACACTCGTAAGGAATCGGCATATCAATTCTTTGTCAATAAAGATTATGATGTGTCTGTCCGACAATTGCCAGTCGGAGATTTTATCTTTGACAAAAAAATTGTTTACGAGTGGAAAACTGCCAATGACATGATTCAATCAATCATGGATGGTCGAGTCTTCAAACAAGCAAAGAGGATGCGACAATATCCGTATCATTATGTGATTGTGGTCGGCAATGTCTTTGATGAGATTAAAGCGAGATATTCAGATTACGAGAATCCTCACTATGCAAGATACAGAAAGAAAGGTCAGAAGACCTTTTCAGTCAACAACTACATCGGAGGATTGGCAACACTCTATGAGCAAGACTCCGTGATTCATGTGGAAAACGAGCATCAGGCTTTCACCATCATGTATTACATGAGTCAGAACATCCTCAAAAAGGATAAACAAGCCAAAGAGGTTGACAAGCCAGTCTGCAAGATGACCGATGCTGTCAGCACATTTCTGTGTTGCATCGATGGGGTGTCCGTGAAGACAGCACTCCTGATCAAGAATCATCTCAAGCTTGAAACTCTTGAGGATTTGTTGAATGTCACATACTTGGATTTGATATCAATCAAAGGCATCGGCAAAGTGACTGCAAAGAAAGTCATGGGTGAATTGCGAGAATGAATTACACAGTTGAATACATTGATGGGTGGTGGAGGATTCTGAAGAACGGCGAGGTAATCGAAAGCCTCGGAAAGTTTTCAGATCCAATATCGCCAAAAGTAATAGTGGAGGAAATTAATGGTCAAATATGAATATGATGTCGATGAAGAGGGCTTTAGAAGAGTAGACCGAAGAGGTCGCATATTGCCCATAAATATCGTTGAAGCGAGGAGGATTGCCTCATTGCTTGATTTAGGATGGGGAGTGGATGCCATACATAAAAAAATGGTGTACACACAGACCGTTTCGCTGACAACAACAAGGTCTTTTATCAAGAACTACAAGGAGGGCAATATCAATCTCGATGGCGATTATCCAGCACCGACAAGAGTCATGGACAACATGGACTTGGAGGCTAGGATAACCAAACTCGAAGAGGACTTCCGAGACTTAAAGAAACCTAGCGATAAGAACTGGAGAAATCTGTGGGGTAGATTGTGAAAAGATTTTATATATTCCCTCTGTCTGATTTGCATTTGGGCAGTAAGCAATGCGACATCAACTTCTTCCATAAATGGAGGAAGATTTTTGAGCAGACACCTGATAACAAGTGCATATATCTGCTGGGGGATTTGATAGAACTTCCTACAACTCGCATTGACCCTTACCACACGAATATGAGTACTCATGATGCAATCGAACGGCTCGTTACTCTTCTTGACCCTTACAAGGAATACATCAGGTATTCTGTGACTGGGAATCATGAGGCGAGAACCACCAAGGATTTCTATCTTGATGTAACCAAGAACATTGCAAAAAGGCTGGACATTCCGTACAGTCGGAGCGATTTCTTCGACACATTGCCGATTACAGAGGAAAAGAACCTCATTGTGTACGGCAAACACGGAACGAAGACATCAAAAAATAGTATGTTGGCGATGAAGAACTTCATCTACGATATGGCTGATGTTGAAGCCGATTTGCACCTCCAAGGACATAACCACTATTGTGAGTTTGTCTCTAAATATCAGAGGGGTGCAGAGGGTGGAAAACGGAAATACTACGGCTTTACTGGACAGTTCTTGGGTTATGATGGGTATCCGAGGAACAAGGGATTGCCGATGAGCAAACCAGCATTCATGAGGTTGACTGTGGATGAAAATCTGCATATCGATGCGAAAAAGTATTACAAGGATGAGATGGTATAATGGTTAAGATAACAATAGACAATGTGGAACAATTCAAAGTGTTCTTCGATACAGTATTCGATGTAGCATCTGATAGTGTTGAGTTAAAATTCTACACGGATCACTTGACTTGTGCATTATTGGATGGCAATCGTGCAAGATTCTTCTATGTCGAGTACGAGATGAAGTTTTTCGAGGAGTATGATGTAGAGGAAACCACTTCAGTTGTGGTATCTCTTGAAGATATGTTCAAACTCTTGAAAATCTCAAAGAACACGGATACATTGACACTTGAGTTTGATGAAACCAAGATGTATGCTGAATGCATTTCATCAAACGGCAACAAACGTGTATTTGAATTCGTATTGCCTGATGATTATGTACAATCTCCAACCCTACCACAAGTACAACTCCCTAGCCACATAGAAGTGGCTGTAGATGACATAGAAAGGTCAATAAAAGACATAGGAATGTTTGGAGTGGACATATTCCAATTCGTTCTGTCTGAAAATACCATAACCTTTATGTCAGATACAACCACCGATATACATTCCACCAACACAGTCAAATATGCTCAAATCATTGAGGCTGAAACTGGTGTCACGGATGTATTGGCTGTCAGATTCACACTTTCTTTTATCGAACAGATGTGCAAATTCAAAAAAATCAGCAAATCTGTATCACTTGATGTAGGGGAAGTGGCACTTGTTTACAAGTTCCGTGATGAAGTCATGGGAGTGACAGTAAACGGCATGATTGCTCCAAGAGTTGAAATCGAGGAGGATGAATAGTGAAGAGTATTGATGAATATGTAGAATGCTGTTTGAATTTCAAATCAGCAGAAGCCTCTTTTATAGAGGAATTATGCACCACTTTGAAGTTGGATCTCTCTCACATTAAAAAAGTTGAACTGAAGACTGTTGAACGAGAAACTAAAATCCTACAAATGATAAGCATACGAGTGACTGGAGAAAACAAACTTCATTCCGATGACATTTCAAAGATTAAAGGGCTGTCCATCGTGACTCCTAACACTCTTGAAATTGAGGTGGGTGAATTTCCTCTATGAATCGGAATGTGATGTATGAATACCTAAAGGAGCAAGGTATGTACCCCATCTTTGTGTGGGGTGACAAAAAGGCTTCAAAGTATCATACGGAATTTCGGCTGAATGAGGGTCAGGTCGATTGCAGAATCGATTTTGACTGGGGATACATTCGCCATGTCAACAGAATACATTTATGTAAAAATGAGATGGTGGTTGAATCCAAATTCGCGGATATGAAAGTGAACATCAACTACAAAGACATCAAAAAATTCGAGGTATACATAGAGTGGATGGATTGAAGAGTGGAGTCTTCAATCCAACGAGGTCTTGAGGAGACCACTCTTATTTTTATACCTCATCTCTTATATATTTGAGGTGATATATTGAAGAAGATTGTGACCTTAACTGGTCATAAGAACTGTAAGAAAGATATTGTAGCCAGTAGGCTGTCGGAAAATTCCGATGTGGAATGGATTAAGCCTTATGTAGGTATCAACCTACCAAAGGGTGTCGAGCCGATTGAAATGGCTGACAGATTCCATATTGTTTTGCCACAAGTTCTTGAGGATATGATCCGACAAGAGAAAGTCTTGTATAAAATACTAATCAACGGCAAATGGTATGTCTTTTTTGAATTCCAGTTGACTCACGATTACAATGTGATGATATTGGATGATTTGGGAGTCATAACCCTATGGGATAAAGATGTGTGGGCTGGAGAAACCTACAACATTTTTGTGACCTCCAAACAAGAGACACCATCCGAGAGGGTTGGAGAGTATCTGAACAAAACCGACTTCGATGAAGTCTTTGATGCTGATGTCGGAGACATACATGAACTGGAGGTACGGATAGCATGACTGAAGAGCAACAAAGGCCTAAAAGCAAATGCATTGAGGAGATTTTGACATACAATGGCAAAATGGTCACCCCTGAACGGATGATGGACTTACACATCCTCTCCGAGGAATTGGGCGATGACTACGATGTCAAAGTATGGACATTCAGAAAGCATTTGAGAACAGCCGTAATAAAGGATGGTGTACAATATGGGAGATAAACTGACATTCCGTATAGTCGAGGGAGACCAATGGAATTCAGATGTGGACTTCGAGCAGTTGAAACTTGACTACTTGAATCCTGATCTGCTGGTCAATGACATCTTGAAGAAACACAACATCAGCCGTGGGGAATACTACAGACTCCGTGGCAGAATCGTTGAGGAAACTGGTGTACCTATAAAACCATCAAGCCTCCGTGGAGGTTGTGCAATTGTGGGAATTGCAAAGCATATCTCACAAGACCCATTGTCACAGAAATACCGAGTGGCAAAGTATTTGAATGGAATGCTAAAGCATTTCGGCAGATACAAAACACTTGAGGAAGCGATAAGGGTCAGAGATGTGATGATTGACCACGATTGGGATTATGACTGGTATTTGGAGAACATCAAGCCTCATTATTTCCATGCAAGACAGCATGAGAAAATGACTGATGTAATGGCTGACTTCAAAAAGGATTACATGAGTGGTATGACTATGCATGAGCTCATGAAAAAGTACGGCTTATCCACATACAACTACACACAGTTGTCCACATCAATAAAGCACGAGATGGGCTTGACTAGAAAGCCAGTAAGGGTGAAACTATGACTGTTGTTGCACATAATGACATTGCCTATAGTGGTGTGGTCAATGATGTGATTGAAACCTTAAAAGACCAGGACCAATTCGTTCTGAAAATTTGGGTTGACAGCACGGAAATTCCTTTCACGGCTACAGATGATGATGAGGTTGAGTTTTTGCACGAATCAATCAAGATAACTACAGAACATCGTGTCAGATGGATTTTATACGGAATTATCATGGTTTTTGAGGTTGTATGTTAAGCCTTAAATTCCGAGAACTGTTCCCCATCAATTTCACAATCAAGAAATATGGCATTACATGGAGAAGATTAGGAAGATGCTGTGGACTAGAGCATTATAAACCTCAATGCACTTTGATGCTCCGATTTGCATTCACAGATATCTATTATTGGAGATGTCCTCAATGTGGGAAACTCCATGCCTTAAAATTCTATTATCATGCCGTGCCTTATTATAATAAAACGATTAGGGAACAGAACAAACTACTGGAGAAACAATGAATGCTAAAGAATTGAGGATGCAACTCGATGCAGTTGATCCGAATGCAGAAGTCATCGCTGTTGTTTACACAAAGGATGGCTATATGGCTGGTTACATTGACAGAATCGATGCAAACTGTCGCTACAACTCTGTAACCAAAGAGAAGTTGAAAGATGATGAAAAGGTTGTGGAAATCACAACAACCACAAAGGTGAAACAATGAGTTGGAAAAAATACGATGATAATATCAAATGGAGACTGGGTGAATGCTCTTTTATGGCTAAACACAATAAGGCTGAAAACAATTGCTCCTTTTTGAGCATTGACTACGAAGAACACCCTCTCCTAAAAGAGAGTGACCTCGAGCCTCTCGGAATGAAATTGCTCGAGACTGTAGATGAATACCTCAAAGGCAAGAGTGAATTCACAATTGAACAGCACTCCTCCTCATACCATGTTTTAAACAGACATGGTACAATCGCAAAGATTTGGGATGACTCTGGTCATAATTCCCAAATCACAAATAAAAGAGGGGCAAAGAAAGTCGCTGAAAAACTTGTCGAATACCTTGAAAGAGGTAGTGTACCTAAAGCCATGCCAAGACAAGTCAGTAGTTGTAGTGACCTCCCATATGTCGTTGAAAGGAAAGGCAGAGTCCTCGCAAGGTTCAGAAAGAAAAGCGAGGCAGACAAATATTGGGAGACTTGTGTCATCAACAAGCACAATCAGAGAATCAAAGATTTCTGTGGCAAGACCTCTTTGATTAACTCAAGGGAGAGTGGCAGTACAATCGACCTCTTTAGTGGACTGGGAGCATATGCCAATCCAACTGCTCAAGATGTTTTGTATTCCTTAAGGGATTACATTGTGCAAGAGATTGAGGAAGTGGAGGACTGCTGATGGCTTTTGTACCACCTACATGGATTGAGGGAACAATCTACTACGGAATGTGGATTCTTGTTCCCCTGATCATTGGGGTTCTTTTATTGCTGATTGGTCTAATCAAAGACAATGTACCAGCCTTTGCAATTGGAATCATTTTCCTTTTCGTTGCCGTTGCTGGTGGAGGACTTGGAGCAAATGTCGGATGGCACTATGCCTATGAAGTTCCATCTGTGGATGAGAAGATTATAACTGTCGATGACTGGCAACCGACCTTTGGACACTACTGGGGTGATGTCCATGGTGCTGATGACTTGATGCTTAAAACAACGGATGGAGAACTCTTCCTTAACAAGGAGAACTTCTTGTTCCAAAAGTTCAATACGAGAGATGTTTTGGATCAGTTAAAGCCTAACGGCACATATAAGGTCAAGTACTACGGCTGGAGAGAGGGCTACAATAACGGCTGTCCTAACATTCTGTCTGTAGAACAAGTCATTGATGAGAACAATACACCAGCACACCATGACATCAGCAACTACATGAACAAGAGAAGTATCATCTATGCAGATGACAATGATGACTGGAGGTAACTATGAGGATTAAAAGAGAAAACGGCTGGGCATCCATTGAAAAGGATGGATGCACCATCGTTAGAGTAACAAACAACGAGTGTGACAGCAGAAGTCCATTCTCAAAGCTTGAGGCTGTTGATATCGTTGAGAAAATCTATGATGACCTCATCTTGAAACCAATCTATACAAGTGACAGCACTACTGTCTACATCAGTAAAAACGGAAAAGAACTTCTCTCCATCTATTGGGGGGAAAATGATGACTGGAGATACGGCATCAAAACTAAAGAAGAAGCCGAAGAACTTGCAAGGGAATTCATAAGACTTTACGAGTTGGATGAACTCCCTAAACCAAAAGTGAAAACTGTAAGGATTCCTTACACTTGTGGAAGTACTGTTCCAGTTGAGGTCGATGGCGAGACAGTTGCCGAATTCGGCTCAAGAAGAGAAGCCAAGGAATTCTTCAGCGACTATCTCAACCTTGATGATGAATGGTCCAGTTGGGGTTTGCATTCCCATCATGGTGGCTGGGATAGGTCAATCAGAAGAGGCTCACTTGAGGGTAGAGAATTAAGGAAATATGTTCTCCTCTTATGCGATTATATGAATGAGAACTGGGATAGGTGCAGATGATATTATCTGATATCGATATTGCGAGAGAAATCTATGGAGGTTCTCTTCGCATTATCCCTATTGACAGCGAGGATATACAGCCTTGCAGTATCGACCTACATCTTGGCAAAGAACTCATGACAATCGATGGGAAAAAAATAGACATTTCACAAGACTCTTACCATCTAAAGCCTCATGAATTCATTCTCGGTGTAACCGAGGAATATGTGGAAATTCCAACATATTTGTGTGGTCAGGTCGATGGCAGATCCAGTATCGCAAGGCTGGGAATATCCGTTCACCAAACTGGTGGATACATCGATGCTGGATATCGAGGCAATATCACTCTTGAACTGTACAACTGTTCCGAGAAACCATTTGAATTGTTCCTAGGAGACAGCATATGCCAAATGATTGTGCATCGGCTGACCTCCATGTGCGAAAGACCATACGGAACAGATGTAATCGGATCAAAATATCAGGATTCAGATGGAATTGTGGGGTCAAAATATGCTAGACCAAAGTGATTATCTTTTATTGAAAGCGATATTTGAAGAACTACGGATTCAGAATGACTTAAAAGTCTTGGAACTCAAACTCCTTTACGGAGAGTTGAAACCAAGCAGTAACATAAGACAGAGGATATCAAAAATTGAAAGACAAAGAACAATTAAGGTTGGACAGCCTCGTACCCCTTACGATTAGTGTTGCGACATTGTCGACGTTGATTGCTGGAATCTACTGTACAGTAAGTCACATCGACCCAATCGCAATACCTACATCCATTTATATTGAAATTGCAGAAAAGATTGCACCACTTCTTGAGGATTGGGATTATGAGAAGATGACTTTCGAGCAATGGGTGGAAACACAACTGCTGATAATTCCAAAGGCACTCTGTACCGAGGAGGACATTGAGGAGATGAAAAAGAATTCAGTATATTTGGAGCGAGAGAACGGCAGAGCAATCTTAATAATTACATTTTGAGGTATAAAACATGAATGAAAGAGAAGAGCAAGGAAATAGGCTGGAGCAGTATTTTCATGAATATGACAGCAGACTTGACTGGATTAAAAAAACAAGTAAAAGGCTCGTTGAAATCGACAGAGAATATGAGGACAAGTCACCGAAGATTCTCCAAAAGGCAATCGAGGATGAGGTCGACTTCAAAGCCCTCTATGGTGGAAACACCGATAAGACAAGGAAGAAATATGTCGATGACCAATTGAGAGACCTCATCATGGAAAAGGAAAGGCTGAAACTTTTCAAGGATGATGACAATCGCAGAATCAGTTTCTTGAAGAGGCTGATTGACATGGAGATTCAACTGATTCGATACATATGAGCTTCAAGGGTTTTTATCGGTACATTGTCAAGCAAGGAGACAAGTATCGCATAATAAGAAACGGCGAAGACTATGGATCTTACCGAAGACTTGCCGATGCTCTCTATGAAAGAGACAGATTGATTGCAGTTGATTGGGATTGGGAACTCTCAATGGAGTTGCCTGAAACTCCAAATAACTACATCCACATCGATTTGCCTCCATTTGACCACCAGCCAACCCATATCACCGAGGATAAGGAGGTGTGGATTGTCCGTGGTCATGGCAAACGGCAGAAATATTACGGCAGATATCCTACAGAGGAGGAAGCCAAGAGGGTTGCTCGGATTTATTCAGCGAATGTCTCAAAGAAGAATAAGGCATATCGTGTTCAAAGAAGAATTAAGGGCAAGACTCGTTACTTCGGAAGATATCCAACACTCGAACAAGCCCAAGCGAGGGTTAAGGAACTGGAGAAGTGTGATTGGAATGTCAAACCTACACAATGAGGAAATTAGGGCTATACAGACTACCATTGTCGCTTTGGAGAAAGGTATTCCGTTAGAACCTAATCAATCAAAAAAGAATCGAATGAGGGAAAATGTCAAGGAACTGAAGAGCATTCTCCAACAGAAACTCGGAGAGTGTTCCGATTTCAATGACATCAGAATTGAAGAGGACATTTACTAAATGAAATACTTATCGCTGTTTAGTGGGATAGGTGGATTTGAATTAGGATTACAGAATGCAGAAAGAGAATTTGAATGTGTTGGCTGGTCAGAAACGGACTCCTATGCTAGGTCAATCTACACTCGACATTTTCCTAGGCACAGAGACCTCGGAGATGCCACAAAAATCGACCCAAAACAAATCGAAGACTTTGACCTCTTGGTTGGAGGATTCCCATGTCAAGCATTTTCTCTGTCAGGTTATCGAAAAGGATTTGCCGATTGCAGAGGTACACTCTTTTTTGAAATCGCAAGGATTTGTGCCGAAAAGCGACCGAGATATTTACTACTCGAAAATGTTAAAGGTCTCCTTTCACACAGAAAAGGGGAAACTTTCGAGAAAATGCTTGGGGTACTCGCCGAACTGGGGTATGATGTTACATGGGAAGTTCTTAACAGCAAATCATTTGGAACAGCCCAAAACCGAGAGAGGCTGTATATTAAGGGATATTCTCGAGAAAAATGTGGATGCGAAATATTATCTGCCCAAGGAATCGGCAGAAAAACTTCTTTACAAAAACTGAAGCCGTTCAAATTCAATCGGCAAGTGAAGAAGCGAGTCCATGAGACCGATACAAATCAGTTAGTGATTTTTTTAAGGAATCATAAACAGACTGCTGGAGTTTCGGTATCTGATATCGCTACTCAACTCGACAGATCCGAATCTGAAGTGGAGCATTGGTTCAGAACCGATAAATATTTCGCACCTCCACCAGCCGAAGTATGGCATCCCTTAAAAGGAATACTCGGCATCACAGATGAAAAGTATGATGCCTACATCACGGAATTTGAATGGGTTGATGGAGTATTTGAACAAGACAAACGAGCATATGATGATGATGGGCTTTCCCCTACATTGACCACTACAGAAACACTAGCGAAAATCAACATCGTTGGGAATCTGTCAAGAACTGGTCATAAAGGTGCTGATGTGCTGGGTGAGGATGGTCTGTCTACAACGTTGACTGCAACGAACTATAAGCATCCTTTAAAAGTGAAGACAAACACGAAGAAAGGATATGATGAGATTGTGGAGGGCGATGGCTTACGGCTTTGCCATCCAACATCAAAGAAAGCTCGTGGCAGAAGTCAAAAAGGTCAGACTGGTGCTTTATCCACCAAGGCTGACTGGGGAACTATAGACAAGGATTTCCGTATCCGTAGATTAACCCCAAGAGAATGCGAGAGGCTTCAAGCATTCCCTGATGATTACACAAAGTATGGGGCTGATGGAGAGGAAATCAGCGACACTCAAAGATATAAGTGCCTCGGCAATGCCGTGACAACTACAGTTGTAACTTACATAGCAAATACAATGTTCTCATGAGAGAAGTGAAAGTGGTCGCTGGTATTGGAGAGATGAATTCAAACAGCAATACACAATGGTATATTCAGAACAGAATCTATGATTCAAACGGCATCTCTCCTTGCCTAACAACATTTATAGCCGATTATTGGGTGGTGGAATATATGGAATGTATGCATCATTATATGAATGGAGACATCAGATGGTGCAGTCTGTTTGATGCAGAATGTACAGAATATTGTGAGGAATTTGAAGAATTCGATGAAAGTATATGAACTTATAAGGGAACTGTGCAACTTCAATCAAAATGCTGAAGTTGTGACACCTCATTCGGAAACGATCCGATTGGGATATATCGTGACTGACAGCGAGGGAAACATCATCGACCAAAGGGAAACTCCCTTTGTGTTTATTGAGGGCTGTGACTATGTCCAAGATGATGATTAGCGATGTGGTTGTATGGATAGATGGAATGACTCTGAAAGATGGACAAACGATGGATGATTTGGCAAAGGTCTTGCACGAGAACTTTGATATCAGTTATCCAGTCAAGTATGAGGTGACATATGCCGAGACTTTTGATGATTGACCCTGATTTTCCTAAACCGAAGAAATCAGTCAATCACCAAGACAGTCTGCCGATAGGATTGCTTAAAATCGGATCATATTACCAAGCCATGGGCTGGGATGTGGTCTTGCATCGGCTGACAGAATCAAAAGAACCTCCGACTGGAGAGTTTGATGAGATTAAAATCACCTCATTATACACTTACTGGAGCAAATATGTGATTGAGGCAAGTCAATGGGCGAGGGAACACTTCCCCAATACTCCTATCGAAGTGGGGGGGGGTATGGGCTTCTCTGATGCCACAGAAAGTCATGGAACTGTGCGAATGCGACAAAGTCCATACTGGCGTGGTTGAGGAAGCCGAAAAATTTCAGCCAAACTATGAGCTGCTGTCCTCACCGATTGACTATCAGATTATCCACACCAGCCGTGGATGTCAGAGGAGATGCAAACCTTGTGGAGTATACTGCATCGAGCCACACCAGTCTTTTATCTCAACAATAAAAGATAAGATTACGGCTCGGAAAGTTGTCTTTTATGACAATAACCTCCTCGCCAATCCCCATATCGAGGACATCCTCCGAGAGTTAATCCTCTTAAAAAGGCAAAGAAAAATACTGCATTGCGAATCGCAAAGTGGTTTTGATGGTAGAATATTGAGAAAGAAACCCCATCTCGCAAAAATGCTTTGGGATGCTGGATTCAGATACCCTAAAATAGCATGGGATGGGAGTGTTAAAACATGGAAAAAGCGAGAAGAAGAAATAGAAATCCTTAATAAAGGTGGATGGAGAAGAGCAGACACATCCGTGTTTGTATTGACCAACTTTGAACAGCCTTTCTCCGAACTTGAATTCAAAAGAATGTACTGTTGGCATTGGGGTGTGCAAGTGAACCAATGTAGATACCGACCTCTAGACCAACTCTACGATGACTTCAAAGGCAAGAGGAAAGGTCAGACTTCAGCCGATTATTATATTCATCCGAACTGGACTGATGAGGAGATAAAACAGTTCAATCGCAATGTACGTCGACATAATATGGCGATACGATTCCGTGCGAACTTCCACAGTCCAATGGTCGAGCATAAAAAAGTGGATGAGGCAACTCATCACAAGGTGAGGTTCATGAAGTATTCTGAAGTCATACATCACTTGGATGATGCTTGGAATCCATCTGAATTTACAAAACAATGATAATAATTATTGATGAGTGGGGTCTTGAAGTGAAGTATGATGCCGAGAATCATCACAAAATCCGTGTGAAAGATCCACGAAGAGGCATTGTATTTATTGGAGAGGCTAGAAGTGTGGAATGTGAAACGGAATATCCGTATGCACAGAGACATCCCTTTGCAGTTTATCCAAGTCCACTTAATAGACACTATAAAATTGTTATGGATGTTCACGAGGTGAAACAATGAACAAGGAAGAAGCGACAGCATTTTTCGGTGACTGCAAACCAAAATATCTGAAGCCGTTCAGCGAGAAGACTCCTGATGGCAACTTCATTGAGGGATACATATGCAAAAAGTCCAACATTTATCTTGGCAGTATGGTGATAACTCGGCTGAATGGTGAGCCACATATTCAATTTGTACAGAGTATGCCGAAGATTGAGTACTTCGATGATGAGAGGGATTTATGTCTCGTAGGAAGTGATGCCAGTATGACATTCCATGATGCAATTGCATATGAGAAACTGGATGGGTCTTGTCTTATCATTTATCCAATACTCGAAAACGGAAAAATCGTTGAGATAGTGCCTAAAACTAGAGGAAGAGCCGTGGCTGACAGCCATTTCCTTGAGTTGTTCGATAAAATAGATAAATCTCCAATATGGGATTACTATGGGAAAAACAAAGGCATATTGTTCTTTGAGATGTACGGCATACTGAACCAGCATGAAATCATTCACTACGATACTGGGATTGACATAAGGCTTATCGGATGTTATACAACTAGATTCCATAAACCAAAGTCATTGTACAAGTTATGTACTAAACACGGATTCAGACAGCCTGATGCCATGTTTAACATTGGCAGAGGGAAAGTTAGTATAACAACTGAAAAGTATGGCTGGTATTTTAATGATGTTAAGTATGAAGACAGAGTTGCACCGACACCATACGATGCAATTCTTAAGATAAGACATTTCCTTGATTATCTCAACAAGACATATATGGATATGTACGGCAGATTGGCAACCGAGGGAGTGGTTATAAACTGTACCGATTCCAAAGGTCGGCAGAGATATCTGAAAGTCAAGCCTCGTGACATAGAACAAAAGCATCGCTGTGTTGATGGTGTATCTCGGTCAAGCATTGTCAAAGAGACCTTGAAATATTTCGATGATTATGGATCTGATGTGCAGAAAATCTACGAAAATGATCCGAACCATCACACCGAGTACATCACAAGACTGCTCCTTGAGGATTATAATGAGGAGTATGTCAAGAAATCGGCGAAGAAAATCGAACGGATTTTCATGGAGATTTGGAATGCCAAACAAGTGCCACAGTCACTTCATGACATCGCACAAGTGCTTTTTGATGAGTATCACGAGCAAGGCATTACACATTGCATGAGAATGTTCGGACAGAGATATCCTATGAAGAAAAAGGATGCAAAGACAATATATCAAGTGCTTGAAATCAAATTCAAGCAGAATGGAGTGGAATTATAACGATGCTATGGGTTGATATAGCAACTGGAATTGTCGGAGGAATTATCATCGTATGGTTAATTGCCATACTGATATCAATCCTCTGCAGTATATTTAATTGAGGAGACTAGAAAATGGATAAAAAAGACTTTGAGAAACTCATTGACAAGCATATGAAAATCAATGAGAGACAATTGAGACTGGAGCAGTTGAAAGGAATGATGGGCATGGAACATGATGAGGAAATGGTTCAAGCCCATGCTGGAGCTTGTACTGCTCTCAAGATGCTGAAGATGGAACTGAACGGAGAAAAGAGTTGGTAGTTCACATATGTTGCTTTAGTGGTGGAAAGGATTCTACTGCTATGTTAATGCATATAATCCGTAATGGTCTCCCTTTGGATGAAATACTCTATGTTGATTGTGGCGATTGGATGTGGGATTGTGCAATGGACCACATCCATCAAGTCGAGGAAAAACTTGGAGTTAAAATAACAGTACTTGACATCTCGGAAGAACTTCAGAAAGGTTTTGAGAGATGGGGATTTCCAGCATTCATGAATCGCTGGTGTACTGGAATCAAAAGGGAAACCATGAGGGATTATCTTTATGATAAGTACGGAAAGGAAGAGGATATTATACAATATGTCGATTATTGTGCTGATGAAGTGAAACGGACATCAAAGAAACTCTATCATGCATATGATGTGGAGTATCCATTGGTTGATGCTGGTATAACTACTGCAGAGGCATTGGAAATATGTATGGCAGAGGGATTTGAGTTCGGTGGTGTATATGACCACCACCAACACTTCAACTGCTGGTTATGTCCATTGCAATCTGTCAAGGAGTTGGAGTGGCTTTGGAACAACGAGCCACAACTATGGGATAGGTTGAGGCATATGCAGATGCAGACCGATGGTATGTATTATCCTTACAAATCAATTTTCGGATTCGATGAGCAGTTTTGGAAGAAAAACCACGAGCAACTGGAACAGAACAGAATGGAAGCGAGAAAGAAATACAATAAAGGGAGGAAGAAAAATGGATAACTTCAAACAGAAACTGGCTGAATATGATGGTGGAAAGCACAAACTTTTCATAGAACTCTTTGATGAACTGGGAATCAGACATCAAAAAGGATTCTACGATATGGAGAACGATATGGTCTTCATCAAGTGTGAACTGTCCGACATTCCTCCGTTTGAGGACAAACTCGAAAAGGCAATGGGCATTGAATTGAGCATGGACACCATCGGCATCATTGGAGTATTGACCGACAAGGGAGATTTCCAAAGGATGGGAAGTGGTTGGGTCTACATCAACTGCAGAAAGGTGCTGGAACATTAAGAGGGATTCAAATCCCTCATATTTTTTTAGGGAGGTATTTTATTGACATATGAGTTAGTGTATGAGGAAGACTTCAAGATGTGGAGAGTCATCAACACGGAGACTGGATGGTTCTTCCCAGTTGAGTCAAAAATCCAAGGTGAGGCTTTAATTGATGAATTTAGGAGGTGTTGTGGTGACTAAAATATCTGATATCATTTTTGATGTTGATTTGATTATCGAAGATGATGGAAAATATTACACTACAAAAGCGATGCCAGTTGTTGATGCTTGGGATAATCCAGTTAAGATGGTTTTATCAAAAGATAAAAGGATTACAAAAAAGGAGTTGTTAGAATGATGGGCGAATCAATGAAAGAGAAGAAACTCAACAAGGAACAGTTGTTCAGAGACTACATCAGCAGATATGAATATTCTAACACCAATAAGGCTTTGGATGACTTTGATGAGATTTTCAGAATACTGGAAACAATCAGTTATGCCGTTCAGATTAACAGATTCAACGGACATCCTCGTGGAGACCTCGAGGGAGAGGTTACAATGATATTCAGAATCCTCTGTGAGGATGGAGTGATTGATTCCTATCCGTTTGAAAGTGGAGACAGATATGTTTCATTTGCACAGCAGAAACGAGGTGATTGAATGAAAGAATCATTAAAAGTTTTTTTAGTTTTGTTTGGATGGATTTTATTTATTATCAGTATAATCTACCCTTACAAAGCCATGTGTAATGTTTTGGGAATTATCCCATTAGTGATGTTTGTTTTCGCTTGGGGTATGAGCATGGGGGATATGATTGAATGACATTAGAAATAACTGGTTGGTTTATTCCAATAACTTTAATTCTAGTGTTTTTAGGGTTATGGAAATTTTTTGAATTGTTGGCGATGGTGATTTAGAATGACTGATTGGATTGATAAGAAAATATTCATCAAAAACTTCAATGATGAACTGACAAGTGGAGATTTAATCAGAGAATTGGAATTAGTAACTTCTGCAATTAAAAGAGATTGTGGAGAGAATATGAAATATCCATCAACTTATAAAAAACAAATACAACGATTAAAACAAGTTGTTTGGATATTGGAAGAGAATAATTCTAAATATGAAGGGTGATTTAGAATGACTGAAAAAATGATTAAATTATCTGTTCCTTGCATTTGTGGAGGCACATTAAAAAGACATAGTAGTTATACTGGGCAAATATACTGGTATTGTAGTAAATGCAATCGAAGAATCGAGGGAGATGAATTTAATGACTGAAAAATTATCTTTTGTGTATGATAGTGATGATGGAGCATTAATTTTAGAAGATAGTAATTGTATTGGTGTTGCAAGAGGAGATAGATTATTGCAAATCATAAAATTAATCAATACTGCTTGTAGTAAGTATGATATTGATTTTGAATGTTTAGAAGAATGTTTAGATGATTATGATGATTTTTTAGAAGATGAATATAATGGTGGATTATGTGGATACTCCAAATATGAGAAAGAGGAGGAATTAGAATGACTGATGAATGTTACGAGCCTCAACACTTCAAGAAATTGCTGATACGATTAGCTGGAAAATTGTCAGACAGTTTCATCAAGACATTTTCCGAGAGGGATTTGGAAGACTTCAGCGATTTGAGGATGGGTTACGAGGCACAGACAAACGATAAAACATACCAATTGGTTTTTGAATTCAAGGAGGTTAAAGATGAGTGAACCTGATTATTATGCTGGAAATGGTCTGTCACCATTGATGGCATTCAAGAACGGATTGATTTCCAAAGAGGAATATGTTGGATTCTGCAAGGGCAACATCATCAAGTATATTGTCCGTGCTGGGAAAAAGGAGAATGGCAAGAACGATATCAAAAAAGCAATTGATTATTGCCTAAAGTTGGAGGAGGTTATAGATTGACTATAATCAAAATTGAAAGATATGCAATAAAAAAGAAACCAAAACAGCCTTATGCATATTATTCAGCACCATGGAGGCTGAAACCATATCATATGTGCATTATAGTTGATAGAAAAAAGGAATCAAGAAAAATCTGTGTGTTTGATACTGGTGATGTGGATATGAATGACAAACTTGCCAAAATATGTTTGGAGGCATTGAACAATGGCTGATAGATTTGTATTTGACCCCAGCATAAGGCATTTCAAGGATACCTTAACTGGCAAGGACTATTCCGAGTACAATCTCGATGAGGTTGTTGACTTGCTTAATCAAATAAATAAGAGGGCTGATGAGAATGCCGAGATGATTCAGACCGACAAGTTTGATTTGATTCTCCAGTTACGGCAATGTCATGACTATGTGGAAAAAGCTCAAGTAGAATTAGAACAAATATATAGAATTATGAACAAGTACGAGATTGACTCATATGACAAGTTGGACCTCATATTACTGCATCAAGGTGTATGGTAAGCATAAGTTACAATTTTAAAGTTGGTGAAAAAGAAATGGATTATACATTAGTGAAATCAAAAATGGGATTAAGCATTCGAGTGGAATGCAATGAGAGGCAACTGTTCCTTGAATTGGATGAAGCCATCGATAAAGTGCTTAAAAAACATAGAATAGATACCTCTAAATGAGCCTTTACATATATATGTAACTGCCCATTTAGGGTATTCTATAACTCTGCTTTTAGGAGTTGTGACACGATATCGGCAACTTCATCGATATCTCTGTCAGACAACAGTTCTTTGATGTCTTCACGGACATCTTGAGAGATTTCGAGCCTTTGCTTGAGTCTCTCATTTTCTTTTTTTAACTTCTTGTTTTCTTCAGTATTGTCAACCACCTCCAGCACAATGTCATCATCACGGACAGAGTATCTGTACTTGTGCCATAAACTGACATTGTTGATGACTTGACAATAAAGTAACTTCTGTTTTTTAGGGTTGGACTTGATGTATGTCTCTTGTACAGAGGTCATGCCTCTGCCTTGAAGTTCATCAATCTCAAGTGGTGAGAGACCATCATCGCCGATGTGGTAGTTTCCGCGAACAGCAGTCGCATGGAATTTTCTGAACATATGAGCTCTGAACCTTGACTTGCCTCCGTACTTGTAGACAATCTCACGATTCTCATATCCGTAGAAAGTTACCTTGAATTCATCGCCGTACTTTTCCAGTTTGAATGCCTCCTTTGTCAATGGGATGAGGGTGTCTTCGGACACGAGTGATGGTCTGAAGTTTTTCTGATGGAGTTTTGGAATCACAACAGATCCATGTGCATCGAGTGTGACTCTTGCCTCTTCCTGACCAGTATATCCGAATCCCAGCCCATCGTTGATTCTGTGACAGCATACACCGAAATAGTTTTTCTCGGTTGGGTAGAGTCTCTCATCGAGATTCCTTGGCTGTCTGCCGTAGCGAAGTGGTTTGACCTCCTCAAGTTTTGCCATTGCTGTGACACGGACACATTCAGGGTTCATTATGGCATAGAAAGGCTTTCCAGTTTTGCCTCTTTTAATGCAGATAACCCACAGCACATTGTCGGATTCTGACAGCCATTTGAGGGCTTCGATGTCATCATCGCATTTGTGGTATGGGTATAGTGCATCGATGAAGTGTTTTTTTGTCTTTAGGTTGGCACATTCCTCGTTGGACAGCCCTCCAGTTACCATCGCCAACATTCTGCCTTGCATAATCAAAGAGAGGTATTCGATACCTTTGCGAAGTTCTGATTTGGTGAGGTAATCCTCGAATCTGATTACTTCTGCTCTTTTCGCTCCAATCTCGTTGACTGGAGGGATGTATGGCACTTTCACTCTGTTTTTCTTGTACAAGGTTTTGAGTTTTGTGATGTAGGTGGCTACTCCAGTTGCATATCTGCCCTGATCAAGTAGGTCACTTCTGAAGTCAAGGATTCTGTCATAGATTTTGAGTTTGTGTTCAGCAACTCTTTTATCTTGCTCATCCAAGGCTTCATCAATAAGTTCATCCATGGTCATGCCGTGGAACTGCTCAAACAATTGAACTGCTTGTCTGTAGTTCCTTTTTGTGTTTGGGGATAGGTCAGCAATTGACCTCTCCCATCGATTGCTTTTTTTAGTCATGTTTATCCCTCTGTTATTAGCAAGTAATATACCTAATGAGAGAGCATTTGAAAAGTATTATTTAATACTTTCCTCCCTCTGAAGTATTACTTATTTGACTAGAATCATAGACTTTTTTATTGACTCCTTAATTCGAGTCACATAAAATAGTGCATGATTCTAATTACAGTATTATATTAGTTTTAGAGGTATATAAACCTACCTATTTGCAATAAAAAAAGCCAACTTAATGTTGGCTATGACTCTACTTTTTTATAGAAATACACCACATCGCCATTGGCTGTTCCGTTCGGTTTCATAATCTTTATTGTTCCACTTCCGAAGACCTTATAGATATTTGACAAAGTGAAATTATAACTTGACAGATCCAATGTTGTGTTTCCTTGTTTCAGCACTCCATCTTTTAGTTTGAAAATACCACTTGTGCCTAATTGTGTAGGGTTCACAACATAATCGCCGTTTCCGTAGCCGATGAGGTAATCGCTCCACAAGGATAAAATATAATCTCCACTCCTAATGTCTGCTCCGTTTTGAGACAGCCAAAAATTCAAGCTTCCCTCAATCTTGATTGTCCACTCGCTACCGACATTAAGGTTGACAACTGTGTCTGTTGAATAGGTATGTTCCTCATAGGTTATAAGTTGCGAGGATGTTGTCTGTGAACACATTCCATCCTTGAGGATTAATGTGTACAGTTCAGCATTGTCAGAGGTCTGAAGTATTTTTTTATTGCCGTATAATGTGATGTCATTGGATGTGTGGATATCATCTATTTTATTGATGAGGGTGGTCAGTCCATCCGTGTTTGATGCATCCACTCCCTTGTCGATGAGTTTATTTGCAAATAACGTCTTTCTGCCTTGGTATGTTGAAATGAGACTCATGACAGCATATCCTCCTCAATATCTCCAATCAAAGAATCAATCTCTGACTTGGTGTAGTAATTCGATAAGGATTGGTGTTCGGTTAAAAAAGGATTTGTACCATCTCCATCGTTCTCCAACTCGCTTGTCTTTGTCGGAATGGTCAGGGTATGGATGAATTCAAAGATATACTGGACAAACTCATAGTTCTCATGTCCGATGTACTTCTTGTCTCTTCTAACTTGTGAACCAGCCCAAACGAAAACTTCAGCGAACTTCCTTTTCTGTGCCTCTCGCATTGCCTCAACGATAAGTGTCCAGTAGCGAGGAGCATCTTCCTCGTTCAATACGAAGCCACCATAGTAATGCAATGTGCTTTCTGTGAAGCCTAACTCTTGTCCTATAGTGTAAGCCTCTTCATGGTGTGGGCTTTCATCTGTTACCCAGTCATAATCCTCTATCTGCAGTACATCAAGTTTAGATGGACTGTATGCATCTTTTATGTAGTTTACATCTTGCATTAAAGGAGGCACTCTCTCTGTGTCCATTACAGATGGTGGGAAGAACAAAGCCATGTATTCTCCATCCGTATAGCGAGAGGACTTCACTACATCCCTCAATGCATTAGAGTATTGTACTAACTGTTGATTCAGCCATAAGGCTACATTAGTATCGTATTCAGTTCTTGATACGGCATATATTGGGAGACTGACACCAAACTCGGAATAGTATTTGTTCTTTGTCGCATCATCATAAAAGCAAGGTGGCTGTCCATCATCATCTTGCTCGTTCCACCACCACCAAGCCTCGCCCATCTGCAATATAGGCCTTAATCCGTTCGCTACAACAATATCGAGACAAGCCTGACTTACGGATTGCATATAGGTTACAACTTCTGTGTTGCACGGACTGTAGAAGAATGTGGATGGTATCCATAATGTTTCAGCATAATCTCCAACACTTGTTTTCTGTCTCCAACTTGCTGGAGGCTGTAGATTCTCCATCGAAACACTCACAATCAAGTTGGGTGTGCCGTTGGCTTTCAGTTCTCTTGAGTAGCAGTCCAGCCATGATGCAAATGCTGTGTTTAACGGAGTGTTCTTATCAAGAACCATTTTCTCCGTACGATTATGGTTGAATGCTGTTTCGGTTACATGGTCTCCTACTGTTCCACTTTTCTCATAGAAATGAGATGCACCCACATATAAGTCAAGCCAGTTGACATATCCGAGCTTTCTCATCTCACGGCACAGTCTGAACGGATTCAAGTCATAGATATCATCATAACCCTCGCACAGCCTTATTTTATGAGGAGATAAAGGAGCATACTCGTATTCCAAATCGCCGTTGGTGACTTCGATATTTGATATCTCACAAGTGAAATCGACATTGGACATTATCTCATAGCCACTACTGGTCAACGGCACATAGGCAGTAGGTATAAGCACTATCATCAAAGACTGAATGTCTGTGACATCCAATGGGCTTCCATTGATTGTTATGTCATCGAAATCGATTGTGACATGACCATCATCCACAAATGTGAACATATTCACATAATAGACAGAGCCATCTGTCTTGGTGATGGTCAATGAGACTGGGTTGTTGGTATCGCTGTAGTCATCTGCAAAGTCTCTGCATCCAGTCATCTCGTAGTCAAATTCCAAAGTGACTCCAGTATAATCGTATTTCTCCCCATAGGAGATGTACGGATGTTTAATCGGATCCTGGCTGTTCCAGTAGAGTCCTATCAAATCAGACTTCGTACGGAATGTTCCAGTAACTGTAAGATTATCTGTGTCAGTACTGGTTATTGATGCACTACATTCAAAATTATTGTTGATTGTCCAGCAATCGCCACGGAAGAGACTGTATTTTGTTTCGGAGTATTTTCCGTAGTCTTGAGCATCCTCAATCAAATCTCCGATGGAATTGCAACATTCGCTGCCACTTGAGGTTGGGAGGTTTGAGATGATGTTGAGAACATTCTCTAAATCCTCCCTTGATGCAAACTTGACCTCTTGGAGTTGCCTATCCCAAACAAGGTCATATAAATTATCTATATCCTTTCTGTCTTGATAATCTGTCATTATTTACACATCCCATTCATAATAGATGTCTTGAGTAACTGGTGTTGCTGAAGTACTGAATTCTGTTGTCTCTTTCTTCGCATTCTCCCTCAAGTTTCTTATATTCTTCTGCAGTTGGATGTTCGGTGCTAGTTCATCCAATCCAATCTCTGTCCGTATCCTAGGAATCTTGTCATGCTCGAAATGGACTTTGATTGATTTAACTTCCTTTACACTATTCAGTTTCTTTGTATTCGCTACCACCTTAACCAGTTCTCCCAGTTCTAGGTTAGGACAGTTCGGAACTGTGATTGTATAGGTATATGTCTGTTCAGGGTTGTATTTGGATGATTGTGTGGAGTTAAAGTAAGCCTCTTTCTCTGTGATGGCTTCGTTGGATGTCTGCAATGTGCATTGCTCTCCATACTTTAAAATGGACTTGGATTCTTTAGTATCGATATAATGGTAACTTCCATCCAGCACCTTGAATACTTGCATTGATAAGTTATATAATGATCCAACTGGGCTGTATGATATGCTGTTCCAAGAGAGGATATTGTTGTTGTCTCCCTCTGTAGCCGTGTATCTTTCTTGATTCTGATTTACAACACGGAAATTGATTGTATCATCTTTACGATGCAATCCGTATGTCATATTGACATAGTAACCACTTTCATCCACGAGCTCTTTCAACATTGTGTTGACTGACTTTCCACATGACTGCAAATCACTCGGATCTGCTGATGCATTGTCATCGAATGTAATCTGATATAAATTGAACTTGCAACTTGAGTTGTCATCGGTGGACTTGTCTGATTTATACCAGTCGACATCTTCATCCTTGTTTGTAGCCTTTACTTTGGGAGTAATCATCTGAATTGACTGGATAAAGAATCTGCTGTCTTCAGAATGAATCTGCTTTAAATAATCTATAAGGGATTTGTTGTTTGACAGTTTTAATGTGGCTTTCTTGATAGTATTGTTGACCCAGTACACTTTCAGCCCAGTATTTATCGCATTCGCTTGAGTGGAATTGTATGTGAATTTCACATCAACACTATACTTTTTGGCTTTAAAGGATTGTTCGAGGCTGTATGTTATTTTGAGATATCCTTGGAATGGCTTGTCCTTATCGTATCCTTTAGTGTGAGTTATTGTGGTTGTTTGGCTTTGTGTGTTGTTTGTTTTAGCCTTGACATTACCTATATTACTGCCTTTGAACTCTTGAATCTTTTTGCCGTTCTTTGAGCCTCCAGTATTGTTCAGCATATTGTCAAAGTGAGTTCCCCAGCCATACTCTCTGTAAGGGAAGTCAGCCCACTTTCCTTTCTCGTTCTTGTACATTACTGTACGATGGTTTGATGCATAGTTGGTTGCATACTCCACAATCTTACAACTGACACCATACTTCTTCAGTTCGGTGAATATAAGTTCAGAGAAAGCCCAACAGTCTCCATGACCAGTTTTCTTCATGCTGGTGTATGTGGATGAGCCTCCACCAAGCTTGTACTTGTATTTGAATGCAAGTTTGGTTATGGCTTTGAAAATGTCATCAGGGGTTATGGTTACGGCTGTTGATGGAACTGCTGACATCTGTCCGTTCTTGAGTTTCTGTGCCTCACTTCTTGATGATGCTACAGTTGAAGATGCCTTTTCCATGTGATAGTTTGAGCCTGATATATGTTCGTATCCTTGCACAGAATAGTCTGCATCACATGAAATACAGAAGATATGACCCTCTGCACTTCCTCCCTCGTATCTGCCGTTACAAGCCTTTCCACTACCCCAGTTCCAATCCCAAATGAGGTTAGTACTGCCACAATGTGGGCATTTTCTCTTGAAGACAGTTTTTGTCCAGCCACTTTTCGGATCTTTTCCAGCACTTGGCAATCCGATAGCCATGAGATATTTCTTGTCGGCTGACACTCCACACTTGCTGAACTTTTGGCTTCCAGCACTTGTATCTGAATTGTCGACCTTTTCTGTAACCTTTGTTTTATATTCTGACTTTGCTTTGCCCAGTCCGTACGTAATATGCAAATACGGATAGTTGGTTATCTCAATAGGCTTCTTGGCATTCTTGGATGCATCATAGAGAGTCCACACTTGTTTTTTACTTGAGGATGCCTTGTTCCTCAACATAATATAATTCTTGGAGACTTTAGTTTCCCCATTGGTGGCAGTTATCTTTTTGACTTTCTTTGATGACCCATATGTGATTGTGAATCCCTCGTGGAAACTTTCTCCATCTACTGTGTAGGATTTGGAGATGTTTGAATCGAGTGTTACTTCATGGAGGTCACAGAGATATTTCAATGCCTTTGGATATGAATCGAAGTCCTTTGACATTCCTTTGGAGTATCCAGTATCCTTTAGGTCTGTAGTGCCTCCTCCCATTCGCATTTGGTCTAAAACATATTTGTTCTGACCATCCACGAGTCTGTCGGCACAAGCAATTGTCAGTTTCTTTCTATCGCTATCAGGCAGTATGGATGAGACATAGCCTCCAAATATCTGTTTGATTGATCCATCATCGGTCTTCACATAGAAATTGCACTCATCATGGTAATCAATAAAGAACCCTGATGGTGAATCATCGCATTCAAAGGCATCATCATAGAACACTTCGCAAGACAGTTCCGTTGGTTTGGTCATATCTGAATTGGTGAGTGTTGCTGATGTAAGAACCATGTTGCCCTCTTCTGAACCGAGAGCATCTCCAAAGTAATTGTCTCCGACAAACTTGATGACTTTCCTCACTATCACTCCCATAAAATAGCAGTTGTGAGGCACATTGATGGTCATTTTGTGAGAACCTTTACCCAATGTAACGAAAAAGGATTTTCTCTTGATTACATTGTTCTCTCCATCGAATGTGACATCCTTGTCATATACATTCGGTATTGTGAGATGTCCTACGAGGTCTTTTCCAGTATCTGTTTTGCCGTTGTGAATGCCATCATTCTGCTCATATATCAAGTCGACTCTATATTCTCCAGTTTCTGTTGTATTGTAATTTATGGAGAATATCATATCATTCTGTTTGTCGGATGACTTGAAACAAGTCCAAGACTTCCAAGAGGTCTTGGCTGTGTTTGTGCCATCCTTGAGAGTGTTGTCTTCGCGGAGATACATCTGTGTAAATTTCGGATCAAAAGAAAATATCTCGAACTTGACATACTCATCGTATGGTCGAATGACAGACTTTCTATGTGCTGAATAATCTCTTTCTATGTGTTTACTATCCATTTACCTTAAAACATCAATTCTTTGGTCTGTTTGATTGATGAACTCCATAAAGATGTTTATTGGGTCATCAATGTCTGATTCTTCAAAAAAGTGTGGTGCAAGAACAGTACAAGTTGACTTATCCAGTTTGTTGGTGGATATTCTGTCTCCTTGAGGTCTGATTACTTGCAAGAAATTCCCCTCTTTGTCATAAAGGTTCACATACCGACTGTTCAGCAATCCGACAGTCTTATTGACTTGCTGATGTGGTATGTGATATCCTATGTCTTCTCCCTCGTTCAGCATACATTCGGTGAAGTATAATGGGTTTTCTGAATTGATACCGATTGCAACGAGTTCTATCCGTGTGGATAATGTTCTGTCCACGATTGTTTGAGGTATTGTGAATGTTCTTGTTCTTCTTTTATATTCGGTATCAATAACCCAACGAGGGGATACATAGGTATGAATCTCGGTGTCTGTCTTATCATAGCAATGAAAGATGAAATAAAGAACAGATGTGAGTCTGCTCTTGATATGGTTGATGCTGAAAGTTATTTCATCGGATTCAAACCTTATCTGTGTTTTGGGGAATTTCAAATGATATTCTGTTTCACTCATATTATCGGTTTAGATTTTGCATGAACCAACTCGGATCGATAGCCAGTAATGTGTAGCCTCTTGTACACCAGTTGCAAGTTCCACCCTCATCGAGTGTACAAGCTGGGTCTCGCAAAAAGGTTGTGCCATCGTTCTTTGTTATCCTCATACGGACATGACCATCGCCCCCTGAACATTTAACATGGAGACATTCAACCTTTTTGTATTTGCCTTTTTTAATGAGGACTAATACGATATTGTAGAACACTTGCATTGAATCGGTACAGTTGACTCCCAATCCACTTTTCATCCTATCAATGGATTGCTTGTTCGAGTAGGTGTCATCGTAGTAATATCCATACCCCTTTCCACTTACCTTTGCCAATGCTCCATCGATGGTATCTCCGAAACTGCCGAAGACCTTGATGAAGTAATCATAGACATCGTTGTGGTATTCTGTAGGTTTAGTCCAGCATTTGGTGTTTATGTTGGCATACTTTGGATATTCTTTCTTGTCATAATAATAGACAAGCACACGAGCCAACATATATATGTAATCCCTTACACGAATCTTTTTTTTGCCCCAAGTCACATAGTTTGGCATCTGTTTGTTCTTTTCGACATATTTGATGAGCCTATTTGCCACATCGAGGTAGTCTTTTTTAGTTATCTGATTGGAGATGTAATCTCCTTGGGGCTTTGATGCATTGGTGATGGTTATTTTAGTTATAGCCGTTTTTGGTTTAACTACTGCCTTTGCAAAGTAGTATCCCCATTGGTTAGCCACCCCAGTTTTGTATTCCTTTTCAACATTCTTCTTAACTTCTTTTGCTTTCTTTACGATATCAGTATATGAATGTGTAGCCATTTCAACTCCTATTTGATTGTTAGATTAGTTACTTTGATTTGACCCATGTTGCCAGTTCCAGCACCACTAATTCCTATTGCAAAGTCAGACTTCTCTGCATCGAGTATTGATGATGTATTGACTTGTGTGCCGTTTCTATACCATTTGTAGCCAGTTGTTGTGCTGTATGTGATTTTTATCTCATCATTTGCTGTCAATCCAGTTATTGATGATACCTGACCATTGAATTTTCCGAAGTACATTCTAGAGGCATCTGAAACCTCAACAACTGTGAATTTTATTTCTGTAGCAACATTATCGGTTGGTGTCTTGAAACACAGCATACCTCCAGTATCTGATGCAAATAGAAGTCCACTTCCAGTTTTTGAGAATGCTCCTCTACCACCTTTGATAATCATGTCGAGGTTGGCTTCGCTGGATGGTTTGTAATATGCGAGGCAATCTTCAATGTCAACATATTCGGTCAGGTTACCTATTGATGCAGTAACACGAGTTGTACCAGCACCAACACCAACATATTCAGCCATTGCCATAGCACCAGTAGTTCCCAGTACTGGTGTTAATGTAGTGTTGATACCACCAGTCAACTTGATTGGTATCTGTACTGGTTGTGGTATTAAACCATTATATATGACTCCAGTACCATTGTAAATTCCAGTAACACTAACTTCAATAGGTATTTTGCTATTGTATGCACAAGTACTTGCATCATAATAACCTCTTGCTCTGATTGATAGGTTAGTTGGTGTAAATACATACAATGATATTGTTTCTGAAGAACTGTTACTGTATGTTGCACTATAATTTCCATCAGTCAGATTGGAATATGTGAACTTGGCTTTACCATTACTTACTGTCTTGCTACCTATCCCACTAATTGTAACACTACCACTATTGATTGCATTGCCATGATAGTCATATACCCTAACATCAATAAAGTTGGTTGAGTCATTTGCTATAGGCAACTTGGTATAATCAAATATACTTACATTGTAACCTACTGACACATCATAACTATTACTACTTGCATTCATTGTTGATGTTGCATCTATTGATGCAGTAATGGTATGTTTTCCTTTAGTCAGACCAGTAACTGTCTTGCTTACTGCACCATCTTCAGTCTCTAGGCTGTCAATCAATGTATCATTATCATATATGTTTATGATTGTTCCATCATCAACAGCAACACCACTTTGTGATGCTGATATGTTAAGTCCAAGTGATGCACCCTCTTGTATTTGAGTGACAATGCTGTTGAATGTAATGTCAGTACCGAGTGAACTAGGCAATGGAACAGTAATGGTTTGTCTTTTACTCTTACTACCTAAACATGAACTGTTACCCTTGAATACTGCATACAGTTCATGCTGTGCTATGTATGATAAGTACACATCCTCAATGGTTACAGTTGACACACCATCAGCGACATCTTCCATGGTGATGAGCTCATCTCCATCATACAAGAGAACTTTGGATGCTCCAGTATTCCTATAAAGTTTGATGGTGAAAGTTGTCTTGAATCCTTTGACATCTCCAGTTACTGGGGTAGAGTATGAAAGGGTTATATCCGTAGTCTTTGCATATGCCTCATCTCCCCTGATCATGAAGACTTTCTTACGGACAGTCTGACCTATTTCCTCATCATAAATCTTTTCCCATTTAGTTGTTATATTCATTGTACAATTGTGAATTTCCTTGTGTGTTCAACTTTGTTGTGGTTCTTATCTCCTTTATAGACCAACTTGAGGCTGTATGTTCCTTTAGCCTTGAATGGATATACTATGATTCCATTAGAGTTGGTTGTCTTTGTGGTGGCTTTTCCGTTGACATAGAGTGTCACCTTGACCTTTGACATCGGACTGCCTCCGTATTTTAACTTGGCTTTGTATTTTGATCCGATTATGAAGTTGGTGTCATTTGTTCCGACATAGTTGTCCGTGAATGTCGGAGTTCCTTTTTTGATTGTGATTTGTCTGAATTTAGTTGCTATGGTCTTTCCTCTCTCCTCATCATAGAACAGTCCACCTATTTTGAATTTACCACAGTTATAATTCTTATTCTCGATAAAGAAGAGTCCTTTGTTGTTTGTTTGTGTTGTTCCGTTTCCTCCAGTTGGGAATACTCTCTGAACTGTTCTGTTTGGAACTGGCACTCCTCCTTTAGTCAGCCTCATATAGACTTTTGTTCCATCGTTGTAGGTCATCGCTGGAGTCTTTGCATCAACGAAGTTGATTGCATATGGACCATTGTTGTCGAGGCTTCCAGTATCATCTTGAGGAGGCTGTGACACTTTGAAATGGACTTTGTCTGTCTTCGCCATCTGTATGCCTCCGTTTCCGAGGTATACTGCTTGGAGGTCATACTCACCATCGTTCTGAAAGTTGAGATAGAATTTATTGTTTGACAACTTGTCTTCCGTGACCATGTTGCCATCTTCATCCTTTACAAGAGTATCCGTGCCTCCACTAGTGGTCACTTTTCCAGTAGGGATTTGTTCGCCGTTCAACAGCACTACAACACCCTCATGAGTAGCCCATAGAGGAGTACTGCCACTTTGGACAATCTCGAATTTTGTTATCTCATCTCCAATGGAGAAGTCACTTGCTGGGATGACAAAGGTTGAATCTTGGGTTAAAACATAAGATGGCAAATGTGCAGTTGTACTGCCGTTAATGTAAGTCCTCAAATAGAGGTTTCCAGTATTGCTGGAATCTGTGTCCAAATGAATAACTATTTCGTGATGTAAGTCATTTATTACATGAGTCATTAATTTTTCACCATTTTTTTATTTTTCATAAGGGTATTTTTTTAGAGTAGGAACTCGGTAGTTTCTTAAAACAGAAACTACCTCTTTTTGCTTTTTTCGGTTTGATAGTAAGATGCCAAAGCCCTTGCAAATCTACCTAATGTTGTGTTTGCCATTGCTTTTCTGCTTTGTTCTTCGGCTTCTCTTCTATCCCATAAGTATTCTTCTGTCCAATTAGACATTATTTATTCCTCCTTTACAGAAACTACACGAAAACAGTTTAAATTGGATATGCAAGTAAATCTTTCAATTTAATTGTTGCACCAGTATCCAATCTTATTTTAAATGTTCTTGTTTCGGAAGTTATGCTTGGAGAAGTGTATACTAATTGTCCATCGGCATAAACAAGGACATTAGTTCCATTATTAACTAATTGGATTAAGTTTGTTTGAGTATAAGCACTTGATAAATATAATACTTCGTAATTGCTTGTACCATCAAGTCTTAATCTAACAACACCAGTATATTCAATGATATTGAATTGTACACAATCACCAACTGCTATTTGGTAACTAGTACCACTACTGTTTGCGAAATACAGTAAGCCCTCACTTGTACCGTTTGTGGATAAATCTAATGTTGTACCAGTTATTGTACTGTTTGCTCTTAAACTTGCATTTCCTTGAATGGTTGTTTGAATAGCCTTTGCATCAAGTACCTCGAATGGTACTGACTGGACACTACTTGAACTAATCTCTGTTGGGTCATCTAAAGAACTCACAATATCCACTTCACCAGCACCAGTTCCAGTATAAGAGTGACTTAATGTATTGCCACTCATGTCATGGTCTAACTTCGCTACTCCAGTTTCATCCGTTACTCCATATCCTATCGGTACATATGTTGTCATATTTTAATCGCTCCTCTTATAAAAGTACACTTTCACATTCTTCGCTAAAGATCCATCCTCATCCTTTACAGTAGAATAAAGGTCAGTTGATTCTGTTGATTGTATTATCTGTTCAGATGCATGAACAGTCAGATTTGGCTCAAGTTTTTCATAGAAATAAACTGTCTCTCCACTCACACCAGCATAAACTGAATCTGTGACATGAGCGAAGAATTCAGCATTCTCATTGACTTGTATGATGTTTGATGGTGAACTGGTGTCTATTCTGACTGGTTCTCCATCGGAAACAATCTCTACGGAGTATGTTCCGAAACTGGACTGTGTTCCATCCAATGTTATTTCATCCGTGTATTCAGAGAGTGTTGTTCCACTCAATGTGAATTTTACATCTCCAGTCTCAATGTCGGATGGGAAATCGCTGAAACTTAATGTAGTGCTTGTACGAGAGTTGTGTGTGACTGGATCTGTTTCAATGCATGATGACTTGATGTTACTGCCTCCTACACACTCATCGAGGAGGTTTTTATCGTTTAATAAATCCCAATAGGCTGGGAGTTCTGTTCCATCATCATCGCCGACTTGTTCAGCCCATACTCGATTGAAGACTGTGTCTATCCAAATATCCTCCAGTTCGTGTTTTATTTTGATGTATGGGTGTCCTCTGTAGATTGTGAATGTTGAGTCGGATGCCTGAATCTCTATTTTATCATCAGAGATTGAATTGAGATTTATGTCATCATATTTCTCGAGATGGAGAACATGGGTTGTGACATAGTCTTGTGACTGGACATCAAACTTGCCGAGGTATAAGTAACCAGTCAGCCTATTGAACCCTAACCTCACGAGACCGTTTTGGATGTAAACGATTTCATATCCATAGTTTAAATTGAATATGGAAATTCCATCATTAGTTACGAGGTCTGTGCCGTTCATATATTGATAGTACGGCTCGACAAGGTATGAAAACTCTTCCCCATCATCATAGTAGTAGTATAAAGTTCCCTCTTGAGCCTCACGAGTGAACAGTACTTTTTTATGTGCAACTGGGAAAGGAGAGATGATTAACTTGCCGAATTTGTCAGCATATGTGCTTGTCAGCAATGTTTCTTGCACAGCGAAATCAAATACACAATCAATGTCAGATGTCTCGGCATCATCATTGTTGTTTATCCATTCGACCTGATAATAGTAATCACCCTCTACGAGTGGCAAATCATCCACTACGATTTCTCTGCCATTGAATCCCATATCCACGATTGACAATTTGTTGTTTTCCAAACTCAATCGAAGTGTTGAACCGAAATGGGCTTCTCCAGTTTCCTCAACATCTGTTATCTCGGAATCTGTTTCCTCATCAACATCATCATCCTCGAGTGTGACATCGTTTGGACTGTAACGGAGAGTTATATCCTTTTGTGCATCAACGAGAGTGTCTGTTTTATCCAAGACCCTATAGATGACATTTGCAGTCACCTCATCATCATCAAACTCGATATCATCGTATTCATACTCAAAGACAACCTTGTTGTTCTTATCCAGCAGTCTGATGATTCTTGAGACATCGTTTTCTCTTTCCTCATCGATCAGGACTGATGACCATGAATAGGAAACGATGGATGTGTGTGCGATTGGATTTCTTGATGTTACTCTAATGTGCTGTCCGTTGTCAATGCTGAAGTTGTTTCTCTCGTTATCGTTGAATGTGATGACCTCATCATCCTCTGTGTAGTCTTCAGCATAGTAGAATGTTCCATCGGTGTCAGTTACAAAGTAACTGTCAGCATCGGAGAGATTTTCTCCACTTGCATGGACTTCTCCCATCATTGAGCCTATTTGATAGTCAGAAACTTTCAGCCCCTTGTCTATTTTAAACCGAGTGTTAAGATTGTGTGTGAGGTACTTAACATCGATATCGCACTTGTACCAATGTGGATTTGTCTTCTCGGCTTTAATGCTATAGATTTCAGCCCATCCGCGATGGTTGAGGGCATCCCCCTCGAAGCAAAGGTGGTTCGCATTGATTGGGATAGGCTTGTCCATTTCAATAAGTCCTTGAATGGTTGTGACTTGTTGTGGATGTAGCCTTACATTCAATGTGATGTCCTCATCGGTTGCAAGTTTCTTGCCCATATATCTTTTATTCTTGTATGTGGAATTGAGCAAGGTATCCTTGAATGTTGATTTCGGATCAAAATGGAGATGCTCGAGTGGTACACATCCGATGTAGTCGAGGTCTTCCCAAACATTCATTGAGAGTTTGCATTCAGACATAATCATGTTTGAATCCACCTCATCAAATGTGATTGGAATTATCGTTGTATCTGTCTCCACATCTGATGCGATTCTGTGAGTCCTGATCAAGAGTTTGTCAGCAGTTTCGCCGTGAAGATTCAGCACATATTCATACGGCTCGATGACTTCAAATGTGAATGTGTCTGTCTCGCTTGAATCGGTTGATGAGACTGTGAATGTGTAATCACCAGTATTTGATGGATAGAAACAGTAATCCAATGATGCAGTATATTCTGATGGCACAGTCAATGTTGCAGAGGTACTTGTCTGTGAATCCAACGAGACTCCCTCTGTACTTGAGTCAGCATTCAAAGACCATGTTCCTCCAGTATAAGAACCATCACAAGCAAGGTTTACAGTTACTGTTGTGTCTGAAGAATTACCGAATATCAGCACATTGATGCATGACTTGGTGTTTTTCCTCAAGGTCATGTTTGGAGAGATTATGATGTTGTTGTATCCATCATAAACTGTTTTATTTGCAAAGTAGTAGTAACTTGCTGAAGTTGTCGCTGATACTGGCTGAAGATGGTTTCTGACTTCAAGGTGTGACAAATCGGTCTTCTTTGCTTTGAGTTTTAAGTTGAGTTGGTAATCTGCTCCAGCCTTTGCTGGAACTGTCCAAGTCTTTGTTTCTGCAGTATACGTTCCTTGTTTCGGTGTTGCTGAAACCAGTTCAGTTCCCCATGGAACTGCAACGATTATGTTCTGATTTGAACCTTTTGCCTTGGCATTGTTCTTGCAATGAACCACCAAATTGAATTCTTTGTAGGTATCGATTTTGTACGGACTTGTGGAGGTTGTGTTTGATTTGTCCTTTGGATTTGTGATTGATAATTGATAGTTGGGTACATCGTACTCTACAGTACATCTGACCCATTCAACATAGACCTTGCCCTCGCCATTGTCTCCTTTGAACTCTGCATCTTGCCAAATGAAGTCAATACCCATTTGGATGTTGTTGAGTCCTCCAGCAGTATATTTAGCGAGTTGGACATCATCCTCTTTGATTGTGTAGGTGTATGTCTTGAATTTGGATGTGAGCTTGGTCTTTTTTGGAACTACCTCATAGCATCCATCGTTCCAGCCAGTTGAGAGTTTCTTGGTGTCATCGTACTTTTCTCCGTAGAGTTTTGTGCCTATACGGAAGTTTCCGATAGGTGCGAGTACATCGACATTGGAGTCTACCCTGATTCTAGCCTCGAACTTTACTTGATAGATGTATGCCCCAGTAGGTATTTCCATATGGAAATCTGAACAAGCGAGGACTCTTGGTCTGCCGTATACAGTTTTCCATTTGTCAGCAACCTTTTTGGTTACCTTTTTTCCGTTCTTGTCTTTTGTTTCCTTTGTGGTGTAATGTGTAGCAACCTTTTTCTTTGTGAAAGTGGATGTGGCTGATGTGTTTGGGTCATAGAATGTGGCATTGTTCTCATTGTTCCAAGTGTACCTTATCTTTGTTGTATTTGGATTGTATTGCTCTGTGGCATTTTGAGTATATGCATATTGGCAACTGTTTGCCTTTGTTGTTCTTTTACTGCACTTATACACCATATCTTATGCTCCAAAGACTGCCTTGGCAAGGAAGAATCAATGTGCCATCCTTTTCAAGGGCTTTATCAAGTATGCAGTATGCCAACACATATCCAGTTCCATTGGATATCGCAACGAGGAATATTCCTTTGATGCTGACTGGATCTTCTCCCAAATCGTAGGAGACTGTTGAATCTGCAAGTCCTATGTTCCGTTCGCCGTTTATTCCTTTATTCCATAAAAGAGAGCAGTAACCATCATCGACACCCTCTGTCTCTATCAATGTGACTCCAGTTTTTGTTGATGCATCGTATGGCATCTTCAATGTTCCATCCTCATCTAGGCAGTCTTCTATATTAGGACTGCACTCTGATGCGAGAACGAATTTGAAATTGGGAGACACTCCATCCATATCTTGGGTATCAAAGCATTCCTCTCTGTTCATGTCATCCAAGAAATTATCTACTCTTATGAAATTAAACTGATTAGCCATCTTCTATACTCCAAAGGATTGTTCCACCCTCTATTTTAACCTTGTTAGTCACTTCAAAACTGTTTACATTTATGCAGTAGCCCAGTACGAAGCCAGTTCTTTTGCAACGGAGGAATACTGCTTTCAATGGATACACACTTGTGCTGATGTTCCATGTCGCATCGCTACGGACTGATATTATCTCGTTTTCCCATTTCAAACTGCAATCTACAGTTGCCAAGACATTCACATCATCGCTCAACACTCCACTAGACAGACAGTCCTCTATATTGGTCGGACAGTAGTCCGAGAAGACAAACTGGAAGTTGCTGGATGCATTCATCTCGGCAACTGTGAATTGGTTGTTCCAGTTGTCAAAGAATAGTGGAACTCTTTGGAAATCAAATAAATAACTTTGTACTTCACTCATAATTAATATCCTACTGCATATGAATCGTTAAAGTGTTTTTGCAAACCTTTGTCGATTCCCTCTTCTATTTTACTGTTCAAATCGCTGATTCCATAGACATCTCCCTCGATAACCACGGAGACATGGACATCTCCCTTGCTTGATGGAGTTGCATCGTGAACATTAGACCTCCTTACAGATGGTCCGTAACCACTTACGGCTGAAGATGTCCAACTTCCTCTCTGTTGCATTGCAGTTGTATCAAAGACTTTTCCATTGATTACTGCCCAAAAGTGACCTTCTCCATCCCATGTGCCGTGAACCTTTTGCCCTCCACCATAACCACAAGCAGAGGCGAAAGCGATGATTGCATCTGCACCATCTGAACAGTTACAAGCACCAGCTTGCAAAGCACCGAGCCATGAGCCTTTCCATGATGAATCATAATAGTGCTTGTATGGAATTGTTGTGAATATGGCACGAGCCATTTCCTCAAACTCGGAGAAACTTATTTTAGGTGAATGACCATCAAAGTCTCCGACCTTGAATTTGGCTGAAGTAGGTATGCCTCCAGCGAGGTTGATTACTGGTGAACCAGTATCCCATTTGTTTGATGTGTTTCTGATGTGGCTGTAGTGTGAGTGATGCCATCCGTACCAGCCAAATCCGTGTTCTCCTTGTATGCTGTTGAGGAATGCTTGGACATCTACAACATCTGTTGAGTTGAACCCATCAAAGAGTGTGCCACAGTCACCGTTTGGGCATAACTTTCTCTTTAATTGGGAGATGGTCATTGTGTTTGCCCCACTATATTTGGACGGACCAGCACCCCTTACGGCTGTGCCGTTTGAACTGCTGAATGAATGTCTTGCAGTTCTGACTCCTCTGTAGTTGGATGGTCCAGCACCCCAGTTGGATGGATTCTGAATCTTCCTATAAAATGATCCGATTGTGCTTGACAAGTCATTGAAGTGGGCTGTTGACTGCTGTTGCAGTTGGTGGGCTGACTTGACAATGTTGTCTTTCATGAGATTCCAAGCATTTGTCATCTGATGTGTTATGTTTGATGTGGAATCTCTCATCTGCAGTAATGACTGGTTGGATTTCTGATACATATCATTGTAGGCAGATGTGTTTTTGGTTTTCATGTTCTGCAACAAGGTTGTCTGTTTTGCATCCATTGTGCTATATGAACTTACAACATTACTTTGCATCTGTGAGGTGGTTTGATTTACTGCCATTCCCATCTCATTAAATGCAGTAGTAGTGTTGATACCCATCATTTGCGAAGAGTCAGCAACAATTTGAGCATCACTTTCATAGTTCTCCACCATACCACTTAATCCAACACTTGCACTTACGGAATTTACACCATCTTTTAACTGTGTGGCATAGCTCTGACCGACAGTATATGCATCAGCACTTGCCTCTGTGATGGCATTTGGGATATCCGTACCGAATTCAGCCTTGAATTGGTCATGGAAGAACCCTGGTGATGCTCTTTGCAGTACAGAGTTCACACCCTCCCATAATTGGTTAGCCCAACTCTGTGCAGTATTATATGCTTGTTGCCCAAGTTTTCCGATACCAGCCAATGCATCTTGGAACTCTTGGACAATCATATCGCCGAGAGTACCCATACCATTTTGAGTACCATCTTTGATGTTTGAACCTACACCATGACCTTGACTGTTCGCTGTCGGATTCACGGATGGAATCAGACCTAACAGTCTTAAGAGGTCACCTACGATAGGTATTTGACCGATGACAGTAGTGATTCCATTACCTATCCAAGTTGCGATGGCTCGACCTTTTTCATTTGCACCAATGCTGTCATTAGTGATGTAACTGAACAGCCCAACGATATCCCCTACAATTGGAATGTTGAGGATTCCGTTCATGATTCCAGTCGAGAATGGTGTAACTATGTTGTCATTCACGAACTGCATGATGCTGTTGGCATCAATTCCTAAAATGTTTGATAAGTCATCCAAGAATGATGGATGGTCAGATGAACCATCTGATGCTGAAACTGTATCCAATCCGAAGAGACTCCATATGCTCCAGTCAGATGGGAATGAAATTCCGAGATAACCGATTGGATCCGCGAGGAACTTGTTGACCTCATCACCGAGTTGGTTTAACGGCTCGAGGAATTGGATCGCTCCCTCTTGCCAGTCAGAAAGACCACTTGTGACATCTTTCCAAAATGTATCCCAAGCCTCAACCAAACCATCACCAGTCAATCCCAGTTCATCGAAAAGACCTTTGACTCCGTTGAAACTTCCAATTCCCTTGATGAATCCATCTATGGCACTACCCCATTGAGGGTCAGCCCAAAACATATCCCAGTCAATCCAAAACTGGTCCATACCAGCATATAGGGAGTTCCAAGCCCATTCCCACCAGTCATCTGTTGTGTTTGCTATATAGGAATGTTCAGCTAAATTTGCATAATTACCAGCCAGTCTTTCGGAGGCTTCTTCGATGTCTCCACCATTCTTCTTGATTTTACCGAGATACAAGTCCAAATCCCTTGCGAAATTGGAATTTTCATCATTGACTTGTTTATTCAGCACTTGTTCGGCTTCGTAATATTTCTGTTTACCGAGATTCAATGCTGATAGATTGCCAGTAAACTCACCAACTTGGTCATCGGTCAATCCGTATTTTTTGAGGATGTCCTTGCTGTTGGTAGCCATTGTCATTTCCATGCCCTCATAGGCTTTGCTGGAATGCTGATACCAGTAACTTGCAGACTGCAGTTTCTGAATATAATCATCATAGGTATCGTTGGCTTCCTTAACGGCTTCAGTATCGTTCTTATGAGCCTCGGTGTAATCAGCCAACCAAGATTGTGCTTTTTTATACTCATCACCAGTATTCTGCATTATACTGTGGAACTCTTTCATCTTCTCCCAAGACTCATCGAGACCACCTGATAATACATAGAATGCTGATGCAAGTCCTAAAATGGCTAAAGCGAACCAGCCAACTGGAGATGTGAGGAATGCACCAGTCAATGCACCTAACGCTCCAGTAAGTGATAATGTTTCTCCCTCTGCCAGTTGCTCTCCAGCAATCATCATTCCCAATGCACCAGTAAATCCGATTGTAGTGGTAGTTGTCTCACCAGTAGCGAGTGTCAAACCTTGTTTGAGAACAATTGCACCAGTTTCCTCATCTTTTACGAGAGATATTGCTGTGGCTTCACCTACAAGAACATCGCTGTAGAGTTCATTTGCAACAGTTTGGGCTTCAGTTGTGGTCTTTTCCAATCCTTTGGTAAATACGGCTTGGTTGATTGCATTGGTTAATCCCATTTCTGCAACCTTTTCTCCATCAACACCAAGTATTTTAAGTCCAATAGCTTGAGTAGCACTTCTCTCTGCTAATTCTTCTGCTTTAATACCGAATATGAGTCCAGTAAGAGATTTAGCCAATCCCATATTGGCTACTTGTGTTAAGGTAGCACCAGTTCTGTATGCAGTCAAAGAATGTACTCCAACCAGTACAGCAGCTGATACAGTTCCTATGATGGTTGCTACGGAACTCCATGAACCACTATTCAGCCATTGCCACATATTGGACAGAGCCTCGGACAATCCTTGTGCAAAACTCATCATTGAGTTGAATGCACCGATGATTGATGGCTGAACAACATTGACAATATCTGCCATCCATTCCCCAAATCTGTTTTGTGAGATGGTCAGGATATCGTTTAAGGAATTGGCCTTTTCAGCGAAGACATCCCAATGTCTTGACTTACCTACTTTCTCCAATGCATCCATCAAGGATAATACATCAGAAGTATCGCCATTCCACCCAGCCTCTTCGAGTTCTTCTTTACCTACACCAGTCTCACGGCTTAACCTTTGGAACTGTCCTTGCAATACATCTTTCACAGCAAGAGACGCTTCGTTGGCATTCCTACCAGCCCTCAAGTACTCTGAAGTAACCATTGAGGTTACTGCCATTGCTCTTTCCATTTCTTTGGTAGTTAAGTTGAATTCAACCCCAATACTTGCAATGGTTTCCCCTAATGAGTATTTGTTAACTCTTTGGAACTGTTGGACAGTTTCATCCAAAACTTGATTAAAATGGTCAACATCTGACTGACCGAATTTGAGCATCTTGAAGTAACCCTCCATCTCTGATTTCGCATGGATGGTTTCTCCAGTTGCAACGAGGAGTTTATGGGCGAAATTATAAGCCAACATTGAGCCGACCATTGTTCCGACCATTCTCAATGATGACATAGCCTTACCTAAACGGCTGGTCTGTGTTGTCAATGCTGACATCCTCGCTGATGTGTTTGATGCTGAAGATGAAACCCTATTGAATGACTGGGATAAAGAATTGTTTTTGGATACGGCTTGAGTACCTATCGCATTATACTGCTCCACACCCATAGCGAGTGCCTTAAGGTTCTGATGATATAATGCAAGATTACTTCTTCCTTGTGCAGTAGAAGTATCCATCCTAATCTGTTCAGCCCTTAACTGTTCAAGATGGGCTTTGTAGGATGCTGTACTGGATTTCATACCATCCATCGCATTCCTCAAAAGAGTTAATGTGGAAACTTCTTTCTCTTCAACAACAGTCTCATTTCTGATGTTTAATGTGAGGTTTTTGACTGCATTTGTCCATTGTTCAATGATTTGCTTTATCCGAATCATCCCAACTTGTGATGATTTGGTGACATTGGACAGATTTATTACAGCCTCACTCATCATCTTCAAACCAGTTGCAAACTGTTTGAATGACTTTGTTTTATCAGTTAACTGACCAAAAGTACGGAGATAAGGGATAAGCATATTCAATGCATTTCTGATGTTGTCAAGACCACTTCTAACTAAAGAAGAATCCCTACCCCATCTGCTTAATGCATTTCTGAATGTGTTAACTTCTGATTTGGCTTTGGTGAGTGATTCCAAGAAAGGAGTTGTCTCCAATCTTAATATTGCCTCAATACTTGCACCACTTTGACTCATATCTCTTATCTACCCCTAAATAATGACAAATAATCAGTTTCTATCTCTTGAAAGCCCTCTTTTCTTGATAGAGTGACTCCAGTCCACAAGTACATTGCTTGTGCTGTAGCCTTTTGAAAATGAAGAGGTCTGCCAGTTCTCCAATCATATCCTCTGTGAGTATACTCGGCATAGTCGAACCAATTCCTCGGATCGAGAGAAGAGTATCCAATTTCGACTTCTATGAAGCCCTCTCGAGGATTCCCAGTAGGTACGGCTTGGAATGATTTTTCCAAGTGCTGTCCTCCCCATGGCTTATCGTAATCGTACGGAACAAACTTCTGTGTGTTCAACTCGATTATCTCTGCGATATCCATGAGAGTTTGCACCATTATTGAAACTCTACTTATAACGGAACTCGCCCATTCTTGAAATTCCTCATCGTGGACTTCTACATAAATCATTGCACTATCGTATACTCATCTACCAAATCGTTCATCTCTTCGGAATTGGCATCAGGTCTTTCCTCATACTCTTTTTCAGAAGATGAAATTTGTTTCTGTTCCTCTTCCATTATCGCTCTTTCCATCAGTAACAACTTGCCAGTTGTCCATGTGTCCATATTCCAATAGTCATCGATGGAAAGGCTAATCCCTGGTATTCTACGAACCAGTAGGAAATATTCCTCAAGCATAATCTCTTCTATCATCCAAGAGATTGGAACATCTACTCGTTCTTTATCAGAGGAGTTGTCCGACTCCTCTAGCGAAAAGAATCTTTGATAATTTGTTTATATAACTTGTCGATTTCTTTCTGTTTTGCTCCAGTTGTTGCGAGTCTGTATAGGTCTCCCAGCCTTGGAGCGATTGTCAAGTCAGTAGAGTCAGCATCATCCAAATCCTCCATTGTGAAATCAGAGAAAATCAGAGATGCAAATTCGCCGTATGATTTCTTCAGTTCCTCTTCCAACTTGTCATAAAATTCTTTATCAGCAAGTTCTTGTTTATCATTCTCCTTTCTTGCCTCGTGGATTTTCTTTTGAATGTCAAGTCTGTCTCTTGTGAGCTTGATGCATTCACGAATCTCCTCATCAGTTGGATCTTCCAGTTTCTCAAGCAATTCGATATGCTTGTCAATAGATCCGATTTCATCGTTCAGTTCAGTTACTGTGAACTGAAAGTCTCGCTGTCTCTCTGCTAATGGCACGAGTTTTTCTTGTATGTCTTCTATGGTCTTTTGATATTCCTTGAGTGCTTTGTTTGGGCATCTTTGGAATTTTCTTTTTTTACCACAGAATTCGACTTTTGTATCAAATTTTGTTACCATCTTCGCAATACCTCAATATTGAATGGTAGTGGGAGGGTTTGAACCTCCATTTATTATTGCCTTGTCGGATTGTACCTCACTACCTCAAAAAAATTTAAAAAAAAATACTACATCCTTATGGGGATGTAGTAGTTGGTGTGTCATCAATATGCAAATCAGCGAGGTCAGTTGTGATAACGGTCTCGATGAAAGAGGCAGTACCTGACTCCTCTATATTTCCCTCGATTTCTATTTGTTTGGCATCTGAACCACTTTGCTCGGAATAAGCAGAGGTGATTACTACTTTAGGGATTTTGATGACTGTTTTGTATTTTAATTGAGAAGAGCCGATTTGTCCGTTTTCCATGACAATCCAAATCTTCTTGACATCGTTTTCGGATGTGACTTGAGTACCATCGGCTGAACCAGTCTCGAAAGTCTTTTCGAGATGTCTTGTTGCTGATGTCCATGGTACAGTAATCTTTACAGTACCCTCACGATTACCTAAAACCTTGGTTGACTCTCCGAAGTCATCCCCACTACATGGAACGGATTCCAAGTTGTTATTGACTGATATTGACCAGTCGAGGTAACATGGGTATTCAAAGTTAGTCATGTTGGCATCGGTTGTACTGGCTGGAGCGATGTAGATTTTTACATCGGAAGATTTAGGGAAAACAGTTACTGCTGGGAAAGTCCTTGCTATGTTAGGCTGGTTGACCTTTGGATAGTTGGAACTGAATGTAGCAGTATATTTCGGTGCATCTTCGTTAGAACCACTTAACTCGAATTCTGCCAAGAGGCAGTCCTCGTATTTGTAAGTATCACCATCAGGGTCTTTTGCAAATCCATTGTAGAGTGTAGCAAAGTAAGGGTCTTGTGGGGAGGTCACATTAATCTTGAATGTGTAATTGTAGATTCCACTTCCACTTGAGGTTTCCTCTTTGATGATGTCAGTTTCATGACCCTCTGTTCCGAGTGCTGAACCGAGCAAGAGTAACCATATGTCTTCCCAGCCCTCTTTATATCGACACATATCTGTGTAGGATGGGTCTGCAGATGCTTTGGAACGATAAGTACTGATTTTAGTTGTTGCAGTACCCATGTGACCCTCATCATCTTGGGATTCGATTTTCCTTTCGTGCTTATATTCAGAACCACGAACGAGAACTTGAGGGTCTGCCTCTTCCTCCAATTCCAAGCCTCTGATTCCTAAAAACCAATAGTGATAAGATAAGTTTGGAGCAACTTCACGAACCATAATTATTTATCCTCTTTTTTAACTTTTTTAGTCTCTTGAACTCTTTCAAAGACACCACTCGCATCTAACGCATTAATTACAACTTTTAAATCGTTAGGAACATCTATAACTTGTCCATTCATGAGATATTCATCTCTTGGAACTAATTTGTAAGCAAGAAGTTCAATGCAGAATGTATTGTCTTCGCCTTTAAATTTGAATTTCATATTTCGTACCTAATAACAAATCGAACCTTTAAAAGATTCGAGAAAAAAATCATATTGAACTGGTTGGCTTCCTTTTTGGCATTGAACATCAATGCATATATTTGAGAAGATCCAGTCTCAACTATATCAAAATAATCAGGAATCAAGCCTTGCATCTTTGCTTGATTTATCACGGAAACCAGTTGCTCTTCGTAACTCCATAATTCTGACAGCAACTTGTTCTTGTCTAGGGTTTCCGTATGCAGTCTGATTTCCAGTCTGCGAGAATATTCCGTACACAATGCAGAAGAACTCAACACTTCCTTTTGTCCTATTTTAAACGAGATGGCTGGAAGTGAAATATTAGGGTTCATTTGACTGTCATCGAAATAAACTGGGATGTCTTTGAACTCCTTTGAGTCTTGGATGATGTCTCGGAGAGTTACGAGTATTTTCTCGAATCGGCTAATCCCAGTTACTACCATTTAATTCTCCTTGATGTTGTCAGTTCATACATGACAAACATTTCTTCATCATCAGCAATGCCGTTTGCTATCTTGTATAACTCTATAGCATCATCTACTTGGGCGAACAGCCATTGTCCGTAGTTTTGAGCATTTTTTTGTGTGTCTTTCATCACACGAGCTTCGTATTCCCAAACGGACATCCAAGCGTATCCAGCAGAGGCTGTATAGATATGGTCTTCGAGTTCTACTGGAACTTCATCCATATGAAGTCTTGAACGGATATAATACTTACCATTCTCATAGAACTGGTCTAACTGCTCCAGCGAAAACATCGCATTATCATCACGGAAACAGATATCATATATCTTGAAATCCGTATTGTTTGGAGTAGTCAGTTCAATGGATTTGATGTTTGTGAGATTTCTAGATGCCTCACTCATTGTCTGTGACTTGAGGATTCTGAACACTAATTTTTTAGGTTCATCTACTGGGAGATTTCCCTCTCCCTCGGCATCAAGAATGACAATCGGATCATATCCCTTGACATATTCTGAAAGATTGAGCTTGATTTGTGAAATTGGATGTGCTACAGATGACTCCAAGAGAACCTCGACATAATCGAAGCCAGTAAAATACTCTCGGTTTGTTTCAAAAAGGAAAGAATCTCCCTCATAGGCAACTGGCACTTCTTCTCCAGTTTCCCCATCTACCTCATAGAAATACTCCTCGACTGGGTAGAATCTGTCCATTGTTTCCACTTCAAGGAAATGAAGTATCTTGTAGTATTCTCTCGCTTTTAATTTCATTTTAAATATTCTCTAATGCTATGTGTTTGTACTGTTTGCCATCTGAAACGATTAGATAACTCCCCTCGGTGTTTCGCACAATTCCGATAGATTGAAAATCCTTGGGGTCTCCGAATGCTTTTTTAAGACCAGTTTTTGTCAGTTTGATATCTTCTCTGACTGGTGGAACTGGATCTGAACCGTTGTCGATTTGTTTCTGCAAATCTTCTAATTGATGATAGAGGTTTTGAGGGTTGGGGATTTTCCCTCCCCTAAAAATCTCAAAGAATTTAAATTTAAGTGGCATCTTCCAATGCTTTTATCCTAGCGAGGATTGTTCCCTCGGTGTCTGCATCACCGATGGCATCTTCCAAGTCTTTGCATCTTTTCTTTAATCCAGCAGAATCAGATGCTCCGACATCGGTTTTAAGGTCAGCGACATCCTTTAGGATACCTCCAGCACCCTCGCCACTTGCTTTTCCGATAGCCTCTTTGATTGCTGATATGTCTACTGATTCTCCACCAGTAGCAGTATCCAAATCGACTAATACTTGGTACAGCCTTTTTTTGTTAATCTTGTTAGCATAAAAAAGGTGTGGAAAGGTGTATCTTAAAGTCATTTAAGACCACCTATAAGCCTGTTTGTTTTAAAATGGCATTTGTGTGCTTTACAGCGATACCCATTTCAGCCCAAACCTCCATTCCTTTCTTAAATGGATATTTGTCTTGCTGATAGGTATTTACATTGATTAAACCACTTATTGGGTTGGATAAGGTTGAATGCTTTGGATTTACATTCTTGTAGATGGTAATCGGTTTGACATTTCTGTCGATACAATAAGCAGTTCCCGCTGTTACTGTGGTTTTAGTGTTGTGTAACTCGATACCCTCACAGTCTGTGATGTCGAAACCACCATTGAGTGCTTTATAGAACTTGTTGGCTTCTCTGACTTGTTTGGTGTTCAAGTACATATCGGTAAGATTGTACTCTTGGAAGGTTTGGTCTTCAAACTTGTACTTCAAGTCGATTAAGTCATCGTTGATTTGGGTAGAGTCATCCCATTGACCATCGTTTAAGGTGATACCACTTTGTGCATAGGTATCCATGATATTGAAGATATCATTGTTGACCTTTCTAGCCATACCATAAGCCATTCTGTCGATAGCACGAGCAACTTCATCAACAAATCCGTTTTCTTTCAGTTTGGCTTCAGAATACTCGAAAGCATAACCGAACTGATAGGTGTCTCCTACCTTTTTGCTGATAGGACTGATGTCGATTTTGGTTAACTCGGACAGTTCAGTAACTGGTAATGGTTCAGACATTACACCATTCTGAATGTCATCTTCAGCATTTTTGTCATCAATGAAGTGAGTAAAGTTGGTTGAACCTTGCAAGTCCACTACTGGGAAGATATCCAAGAAGTAGAGTTGTGGTTTCATTTTAGTAAGGATAGCCCTTTCGACAAATTCCTTACGGAGCATTTGCTCTGCAGATAAAGTTATAATTGGCATATCTTAATTATCTCCTAAAAAATGAAAATTTATAATCCTCTGTATCCGAGGAGTACTGCAATTTTAGTACCTTTGTTGGCTTGTGCTGGTTCTAATGCAATACTGTCAGTAGTATTGGAGTTCTTGTCGAACTTGTTTGAGCCAGTATATTTGATTGAGTCACCAACGGCAACGGCAGAGTTGTCTGCTTTGAGAGTTATGTTTCTCACATAGTCACCCCAAAGTCTGATGGTTGCTTTCCTACGAGTGTAGTTACCATCGGTAGCAGATGCTTGTGGTCTGTCACCATACCATTGTGGGTTGTCAATGACTTCCCCTATGATGGTATCGCCGTTTCCAGCGACTGCAACTTCCCAAGGGTTGGAAGTGAGTTTAACAAAATCTCCTTTGTGTACTGGTGAAGCGAAGTAACCTACAGCCTCATTACCAGCAGTACCAATTGCAGATTCTTGTACAGTATAATTACCCTCGACAACATCGAAAGGTAAGTCTACTTCATATGGGTTTTGGTCTCTAATGTAAGCCATAATTTATAATCCTGAATTTTTAAAATCTTCTTCAAATTGTTCATCGGTATAGACATCCTCATCGCCACCCTCATCATCAGGGTTTGGGTCATTGCCATCATCTACATCGGTATCTTGAGGAGTTACACCTTTGCCTCCTTTTTTGCCTTTCAGCAATTCGACTGTGGTTTCAAGTTGCTCGACAGAATACTCGGCAAATTTCTCTGCTTGTTTCTTGTCCTTGCCACAAATCTGTTTTATCAAGTCATCTCTTTTTGAGGAGATTAACTTGTTGTAAGAGGCTTCAATTTTTTTCAAAGAGTCATACTCTTTCAGTTTCTCATCGGTGTCAGAGTAACTCTTTTTGATATTTTCAATCTCCTTTTCTTTTTCTTTCAACTTCTTTGAGAGTTGCTTGTTCTGATTCTTCAGAACTCCTATGTTCTCTTGAAGCTCGTTATTCTTTTGTATGAATTTTTGTATTTCAGTATTGTCTACCATGCTTTCACCATTCGGAGCGATAATGCTGTTGTACACTATCTGTGTCCTTGGAGTTTTTGTATACCCAATCTCGGTCATCTGAATGTTCCTTGGCTCGTAATACTCGCCCATATCGTATAAATCATATACGAATACTGGGCTGAAGCCCATTCCCTTTAGTTCGAGACTGTTCGGTTCTTCTGCCATCAACAAGCCATCTTTGACTATGAAATTGGACATCTCATCAATTACTTCCTTGGTATGCTCTTTTGTGACATTTACCTTGGATGTTCTTGATGCAACCTCCATGAGGCTGTCCATTGTGTATTTGACTGGCTTGTCGATTCCAATGTCTGAATAATCAAATTCTCCAGTTTGAAAAATAGTAATCATAATTCATCAATATCCCAAAGTCTTGTATATTTGGAGTTGTATGCTGTCCAAAGTGGCACTTTTGTGCATCTTCCTTTCGGATGGTCCAACGGCATATCCTTTAGTGGTCTTGGTGGCTTCATCTCTTGCTCTCTGCACCATTCACAGACCTTTGAGTCCATCTTTGTGACCCAAAGCCAAAGGACATCCTCATCATATACAAACTCCTCAATATTTCTCAAGGACTTTTCCTTTGAATATATAAGATTGACTCCCACAGCATCGGTGAGTTTCTTTACTGCCCTCTTGAAGTTAGGCAGAATATCAAAGTCGGAGTTGCTCATATTGTCTATGAAGAACAAGGTCTTTGTTTTAAGCTCATCTCGGAGTTGATTCACGAGACCATCAATTGACTGCTTGATAATTTCATCCATTGAGGTGTCCTGATCGACATATCCACTCTGTGGTATGCCGAACTCGAGAAGTTTCGCTGAAAAGTAGTCATAGACACATGAGTGTATACGGCTGATGGCTGTTGTCTTCAGTTCCTTTTTGAGAGATTTTGCGATATTGTCAATCTCATCCAGCACTCTTTGTGGAGTCATTGATTGCATCATCCGATATCTCTGTTCCAGCAACATCAGACAAGCGATGATTACCAGTTGTTCATCGGATTCGTAATAATCAGGAGCAGAAAAAACTAACAAGATATCATCATCCTCGTTCGGATCATAATACTCATCGATTGTTTGAATTTGCTTTACCATGATTATTCATTCTTGTTTTTGTGTGTGCTGTATGGGTCATCATCTGTGGTTATCGCTGTTGACCCATCCTTATTTGCAAGTTTGTTAGGAGTTGCCTCATGACCATCAGCAGTCTCGAGATATGCTGTGTCGAGGTCTGCCTCATCGGTTTGGAATGTTATATAAGCATCTCCTTTCTTATAGCCGTGCTTTTCAAGTTCTGGGTTGATTAAAGTCCTTTCCACCCAATTCTTCAAGAATTCTTGACAGAACTGGATGAACAAGACATGACCAGTCTGTGGGTCGGTCAACTGAACTTGTGCAGTACTTCTATTTGATGATTCGCTTGAATAAAGCGATTCAGGGGTCATCAAGCCCTCATAAAGCATTGCTTTCAATGATTTGATGTACTCTTCCACTTTCGGCAATACTGGATTGCCGACATTGTCGAGTTCGATTCCATACGGAACAACCACAACACCTTTCTTGTGTGGGTCAGCGAGTTCATTAGCGACATCATCCCTCGCTTTCTTGTCCATCTTGGTCTCCTTTCTGTCGGAGTTTCCCAATGTTGCGACAAGAATGTTCGCACTTTTGTGAACAATCAACGGCATCATCCTAGTGAGAGATTCAATCTCATAGGCTATGTCGATAATGTTCTTGACAATGCTCTGACCGACCCCATCTATTTCAATGAGAATCGGATTGGAAATTTCATCAGCATCGAAAGTTACAGTTATTACATCCTCCTCTTGGTAGTCTTCCCAAAAGCCTACACCTTTCCAGTTTTTCAAGGCTGACTTTTTTACCACGAGCTGCTTGTATCCGATTAGTTGGGAATTGTCATCGTATATCTTTTTGATGAGAGACTTTTCTCCATCGAATGCCAACAGCCTTAATGCTACATGACCATCAATCTCGGTGTCTTCGGAGTTTTCATAGAACACTTCGCCATCGACAAAGCATTTCCAAAGGCATTCATACATGAGGTTACGGAGATTCCATATCTCATCCACATCAATGATGTGGTCTACAGCCTTTTGGTTGTCTCCATCAATCGCATATGATGAGATTGTTTTCATGATCAGGTTGTTGAGAATACCATACACGGATGGAAAGAGACTAGCCTTTCTACGATTTTTTATCGTTGGGCGAATTTTTGGGGGAGCATATGTAATCCAGTCTTGGCTTCTTTTATCCCAAAGTTCGGTAGTTATGTCATCTTGCCCAACATTGAATACTCGGTTAGGCTCTACATTCTCCACTTCTACCCTTTTGGGTCTAAATCTGTCTAAAAAACTCATTACAACTCCAATTCTTCTATTTTTTTCTCCAATTTCTCACGAGAAATGCTATAACAAATATATTTGCCCTTATATCTTAAGCCATAACATTGTTTTCCATTTTTAAATCCTTTTTTAGTGATGGTAGGTTTATCTTCTTTGAGAGCGAACTGTTTTGCTTTAGTTTCTCTCATTTTCCTCAAAGACTCTTCAGAATGTTTTTTACCATAAAATGGATTGTTTTCGCCACTTACGTCAAAATGATTTTGACTCATCTTCTTACGAGATTCATCTGATACCTTGTAATCGGAATTTCCACCACTTTCGTAGTTATATCCTTTGTCTTGGTTTGTAGAATCGAAATAATTAATCCACCAAGTCTCGTTGTCATTTAATGATTCATCAGAGCAATTTTCAAGGATTCCAAATTCAAAAGAAGATTCTCCATATTTATTCCAAGCCCTTTGAAGATGGGTGTTCCTATGGTAATTTCCTCTTAAATTGGATTTATGTTGTGCTAACCTTTTTTTAGGGTTTATTGACTGCCCAACATAGATTTTACCATCTTTTTTATTCAAAATAGAGTATATTGCCCCCATAACTAGTAAATGTAAACCTCGTTCATCGAAAATGCTGATGCTGGTCTGTTTTCACTTAACTGACCCATTACACCATATACCAAATAACATAAAGCGTCGACTGCATGGTCATTCTTTTTTACTGGTTCATCCAAAATGTTGCCCTCACGGTCTCTTTTCCACTCATAGGAAGGCAACTCGCGAATAAGGTTCTCACAAGACTCATCTATGTAAATGTGGTTCTCTCGAGTGGTATCTATTTTAGCCTTGACATTCTTCACGGATGGATAGGCATTCAATCCGTTGCGACAGAACACTTCGATTTTTTCAGGGTCGGCTGAATCGCAGTAGACTGCATCCAAATCGCCGAATCCGAGTTCATGTTGCTGTAGCAAATCATAGATTCTCTTGAGGAACTCATCGTTGGTCATTTCTGTTTTATAGACCTCGCCGAGAATGTAGAACTCATCATCATATACTCCAGCCAGTAAGAAACAAGCTGGGGAGTTCCAGCCGAAGTCGACTCCTCCTACGAAGTAACTGAAGTATCTGCGATTGAATCCGACCTCCCAGTTGTCTGTAAATATCTGTTTTGAGGAGGTTATCCACTCTCCGAGGGTGTGAGTTCTGTACTTATCAGGGTTGGTCTCTTTCAGACCCTCGTATACTTTCGCTTGTTCAGTCGGTAGGTATGGATTGTCTAGATAACTGAAATGAACCTTTTTATAGTCTGCATCGTTCTTCTTTATCTGATAGAATCGTTTATAGAGCCAATGTGTCTTGCTTTCAGGCTGAACCACGATTAGCATCTGACCCCAGTTCTTCTTTGATACCTCGTGCCTTATCCTCAAGTCGAGTTCATCAAAAGCCTCTTCTGTGGTCTCTTCTGCTTGTTCTATGTACACAAAGTCGAGGTTTAGGCTTCTTATCTTCCTATCATCATCTAAAGGAGTAAAAGAGATTGTAGAATCGTTTGATAGTGTGATAATCCCATTGGATTTGTTTTCCTCAAACTCAATGTTGAGGTCAATAAGGATTTCTCTGATTTCTCTCCAAGCAGTTTCACGGAGGGATGGCAAAGTCTGTCTGAATACACCGATACGAGCCTTGGGGAATTCCAAAGCATACATGATGACTTTCACACAAGCAAAGTAGGTCTTACCACTTCCAGCAGACCCCATCACCATGAGGTGTCTTGTCTTGTCATCTATGTATTCGGCTTGTTTATCAGTCAGTACCAGTTTGCTCATCTTTTTCTTCTTTATTGTGGTCGGAGAACCTTACAATTTCGATTTTTTGAGAATTATCCACTTGTGCTTTGATTCTTTCGGTTCTTTCCCAACGGTTCGGATGCATACGAGCCAACCACCATTGGATGACTCCAACATTTCCAGCCATCATCTCATCGTTGAGAATTGAAACTTTGTCGGCTTCTGCCTCTGCCTTTGCAATCTGCACTTGCTCATACCACTTGTCATATGGGCGAATTCCTTTTTTACCTCTTGACATCGCACCAGTATAGGTCGAATAGTTGACCCCACTAGAGACAACGGCAGTCTTGATAAAGTTTCCCTCTTTAATCTTCTTGCAGATTTTATTTATTTGCCCTTGTGTGATTGCTCTCGGTTTGGCTTTTCTCCGTTTGCCAGTCCTAGCATCAACTTTTGGCTCATTAGGAAGAATTGGCTGACCATTTTCATCGACATCAACATCTTTATTCACTCTCATCCAATCTCTCCTAAATGAATTTCAACAATATTCCGAGGATTACACCAGTAAGGATGACCCATGTCTTGTCATCCACTCGCTTTATTGAATCGCGGAGATTCGCATCCTCCTCTTTCCTTTCCTCTCGCTCTTGCTTTTGAGCATCCATCAACTGTTGCTGATATGCGACAACCTGACCATTGGTCTTGTCTTTTATTCCCAGCCTTACCTTGATGTCGGTTAGGTCTTTCTGAATGTCGGACAGTTTGTACTCATGGTCCTCAATCATATGCTCATGCTGTTTCAGAGTCTGATCCAATCTCCTCCACCTCATCGACATTTTCATGTCTGACTGTGATGGTGTCTTTGGAGAGATATCCGACCAATCCACCGAATATGGCAGATGCCAACTCGGTAGCCCCTACATACAGACAAGCAATTCCACCAGCAACCAGTCCGATTATCAAGAATGTTTTATTGTCAAAAACCATAATATCAAAAAAAATTTTAGTCGGTGACACAGATCCGACCTCGTGTGACACAATTTTTTATTGCCGTGACACAAAACTGTGATGGGCTGACACAAAAATGTAGTTGGGTGACACAAAAGTTGGGTCTGCTGACACAAATTTGTAAGAAATATGCTACAAAATTAGGATTCTACACATATTTTCAATTTTCCGTGACACAAAATGGGGTTGCCGTGACACAAAAATGCACCTCCGTGACACAAAATCGCCTCCCCGTGACACAAAATGAGCTCCCCGTGACACAAAATGGGGGTTGAGTGACACAACGATATTGCGACTTCACCCTCCAATTGACCAACGGAGCAATTTCCGCCATTTTCGACATTTTTTTGCCGAAAGTCACACAAACCTATATACTTACCTATATCCTTTTTTATAGGTGCAAGGAGGCAATATTGTTGAAAATTAAAAAATATTTGTGTAGTATTGATATTTATGTATGTTCGAAGTTGTGCAAATAGTATCCTACACTTCTGAATGTTCTAAAATATTTCGAAACAGTTCAGAACAGTTTCCTACAGTATGAACAGTTCAAACAGTAGTCGCTTCGCTCTGATAGGCATCAAAGATAAGGGAGGGGCTGATGTGTAGGAGGTGAGGTTGTGTGTATTTTTGGGAGAGTGGGGCAGTAGAGGGCAGTTCGGAGATGGGGCTTTTCCTTGCTTTTCAGAGGATTTCGAGGGGTAAGGGGTTGTTTTTACCTCCCCCCAAATTTTCTGAAAGTTTCGTGAGGAGGATTAATAGATTGGGATCCTATTTCCAGGGATGTTGACTAAAAATCAAGTTAACTTAAGTTAAATAAACTTTAGTTTTTATTAAGTTTAAATTATTACATGATTTTAGCATAAAATCAAGTATTAAATAGGGTTTTAAGGGTTTTAAGGCTTTAAGGCTTGTTTAAATAGACGTTTTAGGCGATATATAGTACTAATATGACAAGCCATAATATAGCGATGACATGACAAGCCATATAATAGCATAATATGACTAGTAGTACTAATATGACAAGCCATATAATAGGGCTAATATGACTAGTAGTACTATAGCCCCCCCTCTTGTCATCGATAGTTACAGTAAGGGGCAAAAATAGGACTTTTAACTATATTATATCTATATTGACTATTATATTTATTAAGGTTTTAGCACTTAAGCCCTTTAAAATGCTTAAGCCCCTCTTAATTTTAGCACTTGACAACTTAAGCCCCTTGATTATAGCCCCTTACTGTAATATAACGATAGCCTTTTAGC